GAGAGATTTTTCGTCCAGATACATATTTTCCTCCATCTGTTGCGTCTTATATGCCATAGGTCAAAAATATAGTCAATCCCCGTTGGCAAATTTCTCTTGCTTCATGTCAAAAATAATGTATGTTGTGATTCATGAATCGTATCCTCATAGCCATCTTGTCTTTGGTCGCATACGGCGTCGTAGTGGCCATGGTGATATCTGAAACTGGAGTTGTGCCGTAGTGGCTCGCATACCGAATACCGCGCCGGTTGGCAGCCTGCTCGACAAAACCCGTGTCCGGTCGAAGCGTGCCCGGACAGACGCTCCGGGACAGAGGAAGCCGAGAGAGCGCGATGAGGCGTATCTTACCATGGTAAGACAACTCCCTTGTTTGCGGTGCTCTAGATTGCCACCAAATCAGGCCGCCCACATTAGAACATCTGCGGATGGAGAGCCCCCAATTGGAACCGGCATTAAACCAAATGATTCGAGGACGTTGCCATTGTGCGCGTGGTGTCATACCGATGCCAGTTTCGCCCAGCACAGGGTTGGTGAGCGGGTTTTCTACGGTGAACTCGGCATCGACCCGCTGGCTCTAGCGAAGAAGTTGTACGCTGCAAAACCTGATTTAGGCGCGATGAAAATCGTGATACTCAAGGCGAGAAGGAGATTCGCGTGAAATATGTCATTATTTTGGTGGCATGGGTTTGTTGCGGACTGTTTACTGGTGCTGCCATAAATGCCGATTGGAGGCGCGAATTTCATTGGCAGGACGAAGTACGAACTCGCCACGACTGCGCCTTTGCATTTGGGTTAGGAATACTGGGAGGACCGATTGCGCTTCCGGCTAGTGCTGTCATTTCCGGTTTCTATTATTCCGGGTTCTCATTCTCATGCAGCGTTGACCATTGAGCGAGCTAGTTAAATGCACTTAATCTTGGTTGATGGATCATCGTACATTTACAGAGCCTATCATGCCGTCCCCCCTATGGCTCGGCAATCAGACGGAATGCCTGTAAACGCCGTATACGGGTTTTGTTCGATGCTGTGGAAACTATTGCGGAACTCGGATCGGCCGACGCATTTTGCAGTCGTATTCGATAAGGGGAAGCACACGTTCCGCAATGATATTTATCCTGAGTACAAAGCACATAGACCACCAGCACCAGATAATCTCGTCCCGCAATTCAAGTTGATTCGAGATGCGGTTCGTGCGTTTAATGTCCCGTCAGTAGAGCAAGATGGTTTTGAGGCCGACGATTTAATTGCAACATATGCCCGAGAGGCAGAGGGAATCGTAACCATCATTTCATCTGACAAGGATTTGATGCAGATTGTCGATGACCGAGTCACTATGCTGGATACGATGAGAGACCGCAGAATCGGAACGAATGAAGTCGTAGAGAAGTTCGGAGTTCCGCCGTGTAAGGTGGCAGACGTTCTTTCGTTGATTGGGGATACGTCCGACAATGTCCCTGGAGTGCCGGGGATAGGCGTTAAAACCGCTGCACAGCTTATCACGGAATACGGAGACTTAGAAACGCTCCTTGAAATGGTCGAAGGTATTAAACAGGAGAAACGGCGGCAGTCTATAATAACGAATGCGGATGTTGCGCGCCTATCGAAAAAGCTGGTAACATTGAACGATAGAGTCGAGCTTGACGTTCCCCTCTCAGATCTTGTTGTGCGCGAACCGACCCACTGGAGGCTTTTGTCGTTTTTCACTGCGATGGAATTCACGTCTCTGGCCAATGAAGTGCCGTACTTCAATCCACTCGATGAACCTTTTGGAGAATACGCATGACTGAATATGCTGTTTGGGAGGGCCTTCTAGCGGCTAAGATCGCTGGGACGGAACCACCTCCGATTAACCCCAATTCGCCGGCTGTTGGATTTTACCGGTCCCGCAGAAAAGATCAGCCATACGTCCCTGTAGCCATATGGATGGACGACGGGACGATGTGCTGCCAAGTGGACGGAGAAGATATATCGAATGCCGACACCGTTACTCGATGGCCGTGGTTCGCGAAGAACCCTGTCACATGGGAACAGTACGAATACTACCGTAATAACGGACGGTGGGAGGATGCCGACGAAACCGTACATGCTCAAGCGACGGAGAGGGGGATAGGGGATAACAATCCGCCTGACGAATTGACCTTGATGAAGGAGCAAATCGATTCGGCGGCGGCCGGCATCAAGGTTTACGAGAAAATCGAGGACGACACGACTCAGGCAAAGGCGCAGTCTCTGCGGTCGCGGCTGCTGGAATTGAGTGGAGAGGCCGATAAAAAGAGAGAAGCGGAAAAGAAGCCTTTCCTAGAGGGCGGAAAGTCTGTAGACAAAAAGTGGAAGCCGCTCGTTGATGCCGCCAAGAATGCGGCCGATGCGATCCGCGCCGCCATGTCGAGTTGGGAAACAACGAAGGCGAACAAGGCCAAGGCTGAGCGTGATGAGGCCGAAAAGAAGGCTCGGGCTGCCTCTGCTGAGGCTGAGAAAGCCGGAAAGCCGGTCGCAATCGTTCATGTTCCGCCACCGCCTCCTGCACCGCTCAATGTGAAAGGCGCCTACGGGAGAGCGGCTGCTGTAAAGCCTGTCAAGTTCGTTAGCAAGGTCACAGACCTTGACGCTCTTTTTGTATACTTCAAGGCGTACGGCGAGGTCGAGGAATGCCTCTTAGACCTTGCACGAAAGTACGTAAAAAGGTATCCAGAAAGCACGCCGCCGCCCGGTGTTGAGGTGGTCGATAAAATGGATGTGAGGTAGGAAATGCGGATAATCAGCGAAGGCCCCATCACCAACACTTATCTTCGGAACACGCTCGAACAGAGTGCCGAGATAATCATGCGCGCCGATGGCGACCGTGACTATATGAATGGCAGTAATCTGACTGTTCAGCAGACGACTGCCATCGCGGCGTTTCTTCGTCTTGCGGCCGAGAGGATTAAATCATGAGCGAGCGAATCGATCCAATGACCGGAGAAATAACCGGAACCGATGTGGTTGCCATACCAAATCAAATGCGCCTTCCTCAGCGCTCTATCGTCCCAACTGGATTCGCCAATATCGCCAAGGCAATTGCCGGCGTGATGCAGGATCTTACTCCGGTCCATAAAGAGGGGACGCACGAACACTTCAAATTCAAATACGCCAAGATGCAGGACTTGATGCAGGAGCTTACGCCTCTCTTGGGTAAGCACGGACTTGCCATAATTCCGACCGAGATTGAAAAGTCTTGGGTGGACAAGCAGTACGTTTCTGTCAAGTACGGCTTTACAATCGTCCATCAAAGCGGCGAGGTGTGGCCGGAGCGTCCCGAATGGACCGGGATGAGTCTCGCTCTCACCAAGAACGGCAGCGTGGACGATAAATGCTTAAATAAATGTGCGACTGCCGCGAGGAAATACTTCCTTCTCGCTCTATTCAATATTCCAACGGCAGACGTTGATGACGCCGACAAAGGTGCCAATGACGCCCAAAGACTTGCACCTCCTCCGCCACCGAAGGCCACCCCCGGAGCGAAACCCCACGTCATCGCCATCAGTGAAGGCATGGACGTTCCGCACTGGGTAAACCTCTACATTTCGTATCTCTCAATGGCAGCGACCGGAGAGGAACTTCAGGCGTGGGATAAACTCAACGATGCCGTCTTGACTCGGGTGTCAAACAAGGACAAACCCGCGTACGACCGGATCGTTGCGGCCACCCAGAAACGCGCTAAGGAGGTCAGCAAGAAAGCCGGGCCACCTCCGCCGCCGAAGGCTCAGTCAGACAAAGATGTTGAACTATTGACCGGAGGTGTAACTCCGCCAGGAGAAACAGTCCGGGAGGATCCTGTTGATCCACAGCAATGGCTGAGGGATTTCGGCGGCGCCTTAGCCGGTTGTACTACCGCTGAGGAGTTGGAGAAAGTCCGCGCTGATGTCGGCATACCAGCCAAAGGAAAGGTGCCCGACGATGTGTGGGCGCAGGGCGGCGTTCTACTGAAGGCGGCGCATAATCGTATTGCGCTGGAGGCAGAGAAATGAACCCAGAAACTATTGCAAGATATCGCGCATTGCCAAAGGCACGTCAATGGTGTGTGTTGATTGTGGTTTTATCTTCGTCTCCATTATTTCTTGCATACGCTGCTTTAGCGGGGCTTTTACGTGGTATCATAATGACGTTTCGAGAAATAGTGTCCTGTGTAAAATGTGAGGCGTCAGCCATTAAAGATTTTTGGATTTCAACACGGTCATGAAAGGCATCTGGCGCAAGGTCGGAGATACGGCTGTCCCGGCTTCGCCACGCGCTAAAGCGTTTCTCGCGAAGGTAAAGGAAAATGGAGTCTTCAGCGATGAGCGGAATCCCAAACAGCACCGGCTCTTTTTTGTGCTCTGCAAAATCGTATCCGACAACACGGAAGAAACCGTGGAAGTGATACGTAAGCGAGCCCTATATCAGGCCGGGTACGTTACTACATGGTTGGAGAAGTCTGGGAGAGTCCACATTGAGCCAAAGTCGATCCGCGACATGAAGCAGAAGGAGTTCGACCGATGTTTCAAAGACTGCATCCCAATCATGGCGGAGTGGCTTGGGAGTGCCCCGGAGGAACTTCAGGCAGAGGCGTTCGAGAAGTTCAATAACTCAGTTGATGGTGACTTGGCCGAGAGGATGGAGGCATACGTCAGTAAGTCCTGAAGTAGGCTATAGCTGACGTGAACAGAAGCACCGCTAGGGCTATGGCGCCGCCCCAATAGGACTGTCTCCGCTCGACGCCCCGCATTCGAGTGTCAAGCGCATTAAACTTGGATGTATCGTCCTCGGCATGGAGTTGTAATCGGTCGGCTATCCCGGCTATGCCTTCTTGGATGACCTTTAATGCCCCCTCGATGCGTCCCAAGGAACGCTGTACGTCATCTGTCACTGTCGCCCCCGTCAAATATTACTTTTCGGCCCACCGTGATAGTGCGGCCCCAATGACGCATATGCTTGGCTGCCGGCGGCTCCTGGGCTTACGCCACTCTTGAGCGCCTTAGCTATAATATCGAATGCCGGGTGTAGTTCCGAGAATGCTTTAACCAGTGTTGGTTCTGCCGAAATTAGAGTCCCCGCCACCTCAATCCACTGCATTAGGGACAACCCGGCGAGAATTGCCCCTAAGCTCTGCCCTCCCACCAACGCAACGATGATGGAGATGAGCGCCATGTCAGTGAGCCTTGGGGAGGGGGGTTATCTCGATTTCAACCGAGAAGACATTAGGCCGCTTCTGCCGGCTCTCAAGGCGCGTGAGAGCGTATCGGTTCGGGCTTGACGCACTAGGGTCGTCGGCAAAAACCTTACCCACGGACACGCCTGCTGCCGCTAGGAGGGCTCTAGCCTGCGCCAAGGTCAGGGGGGCAGATTTCTCCGCCGCCCATGCCGGGGATGACAGCAAAACGAGGCAAAGAAGCCACCTCACTTGGTTGGCTCCGGTGCATTTGCCTCATACGAATCAGCCGCTGCCTTTGCAGCCTCAGTGGAGAGCGCCTGGATCTCCCCGGCAGTCGCCAGCATCGTAAGGTGATGCTTCCTTGCAACACCTACGATTGCGGCCGTCATCGCCGTCAACTGGTTATCCGTCGCCATTAGTTGAGCACCTGAGTCGGGGTGCCCGCCGGAACGGTCCCAACACTGGCCTGAATGGCAGAGGCGAACGGGCAAAGAACGCCAGCCACCTGAGCGTTCGTGGCGAGATAGCCCTGGACCTCGGCCGCCGACTTGCTGTTCGGCGCGATAATGTGCAGAACATTGGTCAAAACCGCCCCACCGGACGCCGTAGCCTGGGAGCACTCGGCCTGGACCAGAATGTTCGTCACCATGATTAGGTCTTTCCCAATCAACTGGCTATACTGGTTGGCGTTCGTGTTTAGGTTCGTCAGGAACGTCTGGAACCCGGCACACCCGCCAAGGGCGGCACAGAGCGCGACAACGAAAATCTTGCGAATCATCATGTTTCCTTTCAGGCGTCTTTGGGAAGATTTGGGACCACGTACACGAGCAATGGCGTCAGGACAGTCACAATCGTGGTGACGGTGTCCTGGCTAATGCCCCAGTGAAGGCCGAATACGTTGGCCAGACCGATCCCAGCCATGACAAGGGCCACTACAGATTTGTCGAAAGACGAAAACATCATAAACTCTCCATTGTTTCCTTTCCTGTATGCACCATTATTCTCATGCAACCAATGGGGATTGTGGAACCGGTATACCGGGTAATGCCCACTGCGCCTTAAGCTCCTCTATGGTCCCATCGAATACAGACAGATCGGCACCGTCCTCCAGCCCATCAAACGTGTGGGGCTCCGGTCCGATTCCGTCTCCCGTATACTGCCAGAGGAATGGAGGATCGAGCCATGGCAAAAGGTTCCCGTTGGCATCGACATGCTTCCAGCGCGGACCGTATTCGCAGCCCCACAGAGGGTGCTTGGCAAGGAAGTCTCTCGCTGTGTCCGTGGCACGAGTGATTAGGGTCTTGATAACGTCGCCGCTGTAGAGCCCACAGTATCGCCCCATGGCTTGGTCGTATCGGTCCAGCCATTCAATGGTCATGGATAGTGTCATCTGCCCGGTGCCGCCCGGGTTCCGCTCTAGGTCTAGATAGCCGCCTTCATCCGGGTCCAGATTAGCCCAATCAAGGAAGCGCTTGACTTGGACTGCGGGAGGTTCCCCGGTGTTGAAGGCGTACGCCGAAGTCAGGAGACCGTTGTTACGGGCGAGTTCCCGGCGACTCGGATAGAGAACGTCGTCCTTCTCGTTGCTGCGGGTAGCCCTGAGAATGACCCCGACACAGCCGCTCTTTCCGAGTTTTTCGAAATTAACGAGGTTCTGAGAGCCGAAGTCTGCGATGTAGAGCGACATCCTAGATTCCTGTATTCGGGATTAAGCAGTAAACTCCGCCGGCCGTGTTCATGAATACGATAACCTTATCGGGAAATGGATTCCCATAGTGGGTCTGGATTTTTGAACGGGGGGCCGAAACAGTGGTCCCGTCAGGAATTAAGAGCTTCCCGTCATCTATGGTAATCATGATATCCCCAGCGGCATCCTCGCCTATAATTCTCGCTTCATAGGCATCACCAACCCCGCAGCAACTATGACCTGCATCATGCATATCTTCAAATCCAGGTTGCATGACTGTAGGAAACCAAGCATGCACCTCGGGAGGATAGTCGCCCCAAAACTTCGGATCGCCAGCTAGAGCCTGATGAACCCTAAGAACAAGTGCCGTAACACCAATGGCAAATATTAGCCAGAAACGGATACCAAACGGATTCGGCCTCTTCATACCCATTGCCCTCCAATGATTGCCTTCTTGACTCGCTCCCATGCCCCTGCGCTGTCCCAACCCATCAACTTACATACGGCGCCATCACGGCCAAACTCGACTCCTCCGGACTCGTTCTCATTGTCGTAGAAAAATGCAAAGTCCCACGTTGAGTCCGAGACCGGCGGTAGATTGTTGTATATCAGTGTCGCTCGCGTGAGTTCGTCCGCCGTGAGAAGCGAAGCGTGGCCGCCAGTGTGCTCAATATCCATCACTGAGCGAGTAATAGAGTGGCACGGTTCCTCCACAGGAGGAGGCTGCGCGATAGCCTCCTTCTTCTTTTGCTTGGCGTCGGCGGGAGCGATTAAAAGTAGTATCGCAAGACCTATAAGGTGTCCCCGCATTGTGGTGCCCCTTTCAAAGGTTGGCGTAGCGCCCTGCGTGTGGGTTGCGTATTGAGTAACCAGCTAACGACCTAACGTGCAATTGAGTGCGGCCGTGCCCACTATTGGCGTCAAAAACCAACGCTGTCCCCGGACCAACTACGCTCCTTATCACCATGACATGGTGGGCTCTCACCGCGACCATGCCCGGCGCCGGAGATGCCGATGGAAACTTGAACCAAGACGCCGCCAACCACAAATCCCGAATCGGTTTACCGAACACCTCGATAGCAGCGCCACAGCCGCAGAACTCTCGTGCCGGGCAACCGCTGGGGTGCGGTAACTGCGTTGCCGAAGCATCGTGGTAACTTCTCGCATGGTGGGTGCGAGCTTGCGCGCCCGTGCATAGGCAGAGCACAATAATACACACTAGAATGCGGATCATTATCCCTCCGTTGGATGCGCCCCCAAGGTGCCGGCCAAATATCGCTTGCACCAGCCCCCCTCTGCTATCATATCTTGCACACCCTCACAAGCGGGGCCTCCATATTTAGGGTGAATAAATCGCGCGCATTTTCCACAGTTTTGACCTGTATGCGTGGATTTCTCTTCGTATTTCACCAATTCGTGAGTACGCTTTTCCTTTTGCTCTGCGACTTTTATCCTTGCAAGGATTTTCGTATCTTGCGGCGGCGCAAGTAACGGTCGCTTGTCGAGTATCGTCGGAGTTTTGATTATCTTTTCAACCGCGTCCCGCGCTATAAACGGTTTGAACGCATTTTCGACTTCGGCGGGGTCGAAGCCTTTGGATTTATAATAGCGCTCTTCCCAATGTTGAGCGACAAAATGCGCCAGCGGAAGATACGGCCATCCGAATACGTCTTCTAGAATGACCTCCAGTCTCTCGTGCCGAATGAGCCCCGGCTTAACGTCCAGCCTTCGGTAGTGAACGGGGATTACGCCGTACGGCCAATTCTTGTACCGTAGGTGCCTGTCCAGGTAAACGACCCATCCACCGATGGAACTGCTGCCGAGTAAAGCGATATCGTGTGACGTGTCCAACTTGAAACTACGCGCTAGGCGCTTCTTCACCCTCGGGTCCGCAAGCGCATGGTCGAGTAGAGAGTCTAACTCGGCTTGGCTGAGGTCGTGCTGGTGCCCCTTATGTCCGACCGACACCTTATGCGGCTTCCTTGTATCTTACTGGTTTTTTAGTGTTTCCGTCGCGGAGCCATGTTTTGAATTCGTCCATCGTCATCTCTTTAATATGGCCAAAGCGCTTTCCCGCCAGCCCGTCAGAGAATGCTTCGTGAAAGGCATTGAGGGCAGCAAATCTGGACGGAAATCCAATAAAGCATTTTGCTTCATCGTACTTACCGGTATCTGCATTCAATTGGTCAATGACATATACATGATGTGACCTAATATAGGGTCCGATATAGCAATCTACGTGATCCAAATCTTTGGCCTCAGTTCCCCGAATGTAGCCGTAATGAGCGGGAAGCCGCGAGCGCCATGCCTTGCCGTCTTTACCTACGCCATGTCTATAGGAACCCTTAGCATTCTCAATGGAGATATTAAGTCCATGCACATTGATGTGGTCTTTGGAATAATTGCCTGCTTTGGCCTGTGCCGGTGTTGGCTCCGCGATATTCGACGCCTCGACGCGACCGCCTGCGGCACGCTTGGGAACTTGCTCGCGCGCCATCTTGCGGTATTTCTCTATCTCCGAATTTCGCATGGCGGGATTATTCTTGTATGCCGTGTCTATGTTAGCGTCCGCAAGCCTGGAGCCAAGTCCGGTTTCCCGCCTGGATTCCCTCTCCTTCATCTTCCCAGAAAAGGCTGCATCGAAGAGATCGGCCGAAGTCTTAAACCCGTACCCATGTATTGAATTTCTTACTCTGCGCAGGATATTTATCATGCGCTCAAAGAACCTTCGGATTCCATGAGATAACCCCGCGCCGGAAGTTCTGTCCCTGGCATATGCCTCAAACGCTATCGCCCTTATTTCGGTGTCGGAAATTTTATCAACCGCATTCTTCTGTCGGTCAAGCTCCTTTTGGACAATCCTCCTTAGCTCCGGCTCCTCTTTCTTCAAGAGAGCCATTTCCATCGGTGTCGCGAAGTGGTCCTCTACGGCGTGCCAGCTTTCATGGTACGCTGTGTCAATTTTGTTTGGGAAAATAGGGTCAGCCATGGCGACCTTGATAAGGTTTGCCATTGGAGCGTACACGCCGCCCCATGTGTCTGCCGACAGATCTCCCCATGACGATTTATTTCCGGCCGATATAATGTCGGGGAATTCCATCTTTACCTTGTCACCGACAATACCTTGAATGATTTTTGCCAATTTCACTACGTCGGCTGTTCTGGCAGGAAGAGATTTTCCATCAGCGCGAGCCGACTCGGTCGGGTCGTTTTCCTCCCCGATTTCGTTCAACTCATCCATGGTGTATAGATCTGGATCCGCCTCTGGCGGCGGCGGAGTATCCGGAGTCTTCATGGAGGCTTCAAGATCGCGTACTTCCTGCTTCAGCCGCTCAATCTCTGGACCACCCGTAAATTTGGCTTCAGATTTCTCTTTGGAGTCCTTGAGGAACTTCTTATTTTTGGCAATATCGGACTTTTTATCTTCTATGTCGCCCTCAAAGCTCTTTAGGACGCTCTCCATGGACTGAACTAATCCGATGGGAGTGTTGGCGCGTATATTTCTGAAATATCCATCCCCGCCACTCAGTTTCATTGTCAGCGCCGGAGAGTATGTTTTTTGCGTCCCCTGACCGCCACCAAAGGAAGTATATTCCTGCACCTCTGCATTAAGAGGGAAACCTCCGATTTCTCCAACATCGAATTTCTTACCCTTATTATCAGCGGTAGAGATTTTCTGGAGGTTCTTGAAGAGCGCATCTGCAAAATCGGCGCGCTTCGTATATGTCTTACCGAGTGTTGTAGCCTTAAACTTGTCGCCTGTAATATCCTGACGTTTCTTGATGTTATCTTCCAAGCGAACAATATCATCGTTCGCATATTGTATTTTCTTTTCTGCCTCCTTCTGTCGTCCCTTGATGGCGTAGACTTCGCTCTCGAACGCTGACTGTCTACGCTGGGCCTTTTCCAGATCCTGCCGCAACTCAGTTAGTTGAATGAGTCGCGGGTCATTTGTGGTAATAGCAGAGGCTTGCTCGTATTGGCTGGCCTCCCCGAGGTCGTCCATCTCTACGAGATTCGGGTCACCTTCAAAGAAATCCTGAATGAACTTAGCCTTTCGCCCCATCATCTTCCACATAGAGGAGTCGTAAGTACCATTGGTGGCATAATCGTGTATTTCGATTTCAGGATTCATATTACCCTGGCGGAGAGCGCGGCCAATTCTCTGCTCATCGTCTGACGGATACCAAAGCGGGTCTAGGTTGTGGATAGCATAGAGGCGCTTCTGGGCGTTCACTCCGGTTGCCATCTTGGCGGTAGAGCCAATCAGGAAGCGAACCTTGCCTTCGTTCATGTCGTTGAAAAGCTTCTGCTTATCCGTATGGGACTTATAATCCGCAATATTGGCTATCTGGTCTCTCGGAACACCCCTTCGAACCAATTCCGCTCGGATATAATCCGGCACAGAGAACCCCCTCCCACCAGACAGACCTAGATTGGCGAAAATCATCTGTGTGGCCGGACCTGTAGAGGTTGGCTTTTCGGAATACATCATGATTGGTTCGCCGCTATTCGAACGGCTCGGCACTACGGAATGGAAGTCCTTTTTAGTGGTTTGCTCGTAAATGCTGTGGGCGTTGTTTACGAGCAGGTCTAGCTTGGAAGGAACATTGGATTTGTAGGTATTATCAACCAACCTCATATCGATGGCGGCGTGTCTACCGTCATTGATAACGCTGAGCATTATATCGTCACCCTTCTTGGGCGGCCCTCTTCGTCTCTTTATGGCTTCCATTCTCTGGGCGAGTTGTGCCTGATATGCAGTCAATGCCTCAGACTTATCGGCCTGATTCAACCTGCGTCCACCCTTGATGGTAGGTCTGGTAACGTATTGCCCAAGCTGTTTTGAGGTGACAACGTCCATCACCTGACGCACCATGGAGGAGAGAGTCGGCACGTTTACGAACTTGGAGAACCTTGTAACCGGTTTGTATCCTCCAGCGGCGTCTTGCTCTAATTCTTCCTTGGTGTCTCCAAACGAACCGGCCCAGGCGTCGAACTTGTCGAGCCCCATTTCCTTCAGGGTGCCCTCCTGCAAATACCGACTGAGAGTAAACAACTCTGCCATGGTATTTGTAACTGGAGTGCCGGAAGCAAGAACTATGCTTCTTCCGGGATTCTGCTGGTCGAGGTAGCGTGTCTTAACGTAGAGGTCCCAAGACATCTTGGAGCCAACCGGATTTATTCCCTTCACGTTAGACATCTGAGTGGCGAAATCGAGTTTCCTAAAATTATGCGCCTCGTCTATTGACAGATGGTCAATGCCCATTTCTTCAAACGTAAAGACTTGGTCTTGGTTCTTTGACTTCTTTCCCGAAAGCCTTTGCTCCAGCCTCTCAATCTGTTTTTCTATCCGAGAGCGAGTAAGTTTGTTCTCGCGGTCGTTAGGAACATTGTTAAGCATCTCGCGATATTCTTCTACGGCATCTTCAATGATTTTATCGGAAAACTTATCGGAAATTGGAATCTTCTTGAAGGCAGAATGAGTGATAATAACAGCGTCGAGGTCGTCATTCGCTACGTTGGCAACAAATTGCTTCCTGCGGTCAGTGTGGAATTGTCGCTCATCGGCAACCGCAATCTTCGCTGTTGGATACTGTTCGTAGAATTCCTTCGCAAATTGCGCCAACATATGGTTGGGCACGACAATCATTGGTTTACGTACGAGACCAAGTCGGCGCATTTCCATAACGGCGCCAATCATAGCTGAGGTCTTACCTGCGCCTACAGCGTGCGCCATGTAGGTATTACCACTCTCGATAATTCTGGCAACCACGCGAGTCTGATGAGGTCTCCAACTCCATTCTTTTGATATTCCCGGAGTCGTCAGATAGGAACCATCATAAACTCTATCGACGTTCGTGTTGTATCCATCGTTATAAATCCCGGCAAGATTGTCGGACCTGTCAGGGTCCTCCCACACCCAGTTAGCAAACGCTTCCTTGAGGGCCTTGACTTTCTCCTGAGCGGCCTGGGTTTTGGCCACGTCAAGCATATATTTCGTCTGCCCATCCTCCTGATAGGGCTTCATTATCTTTGGGTTCTGCCTATTCAGGGCGTCCTGAATCAATAGTGGTGCCCTTCTTTCGTCAATGCCCCAGGTCGATGACGCGGCAATGGAGTAAGTGTCGCCGCTCACAAACCACTGTGCTAGGGCAGGGACGTACTTAACCTTGAGGTTATCGAGGCCCAAGTGCTCTGTACCGAACTGTTGGATTACCTTTGGTGGTATCCATGGCATACCAAGATATGCTCGAATGCGGGACGGCGGCAACGGGGCTGGCTGTGCGGCTTCTAAGGCTTCCACATTTCTGTTGAATGCCGGATCCTTCTGGGCCATGGCACGAGCCATTTCGAGCTTCTGCTTGACGTTTCCGGAAAGATACTGCTCCTTGGTTTGCCATGTATTCTGCGTTCCCGGAACTTGGAAAATCCTATCTCCAAGGTCCTCGATAACACCCTGTTCTGTCTTGCCTACAAGTTTAGCGACTTCAGGGATGTCCAGTCGGCCCAACTTATTTAGAACATTCAAGACAGCGTCATTGGTTGATTTAATCTCTGGAGGTTTTTCCTTTGCAATGATGTTATCGGTGAAAATCAGCGATTTTTTTGCATTCCCGGTCGATTTGTCATACTTCTCGATGGCGCTTAGACGGTAGGATTCCGGGTCATCCATGAACGGATCGAGATTTGGACGCTTGACAATTGCAATGTCGTCCATTTCTTCCGGATTGAACGTGCCTTCGTCCCACGTCTTTCCTGCGGCCTTTGCTGCCTCCCTCGCAGTTTCACGAGCATTCGCAATCTGCGAAGTGGTTGCGCTCTTCATCGTAATAGAGCCGTCCGGATTCATTATCGGTCGTTTAGTCTTCATCTCCGTTGGGTCGAACGACCCTTCGTCAAACGGGTCTCCTAAATAGCGAGCCTCCTCGCGAGCTTCATCCCTTTCGCCTTCAGCTTGGATTTTAGTTGGACGCTTGAATGTGGTATTTTCCTTGTTGATAGGCCCGTGTTTAGCAACAAAGGAATCATAAGACTTATTGAGTTCTGCCCTCGCCTTTACGGCGCCTTCAATGTCACCTGATAGGTCAGCAACATAGACATCCCGCAGTGAGTTCTTAATCGGTATCAGCCCCCTTATTATCTCCATACCTTCGCTGGTTTTACCTCCAGTCACTCCCTTGCCGCGTCCCGCTACGGGCACTCCTGCACCGTTGTCCATCTGGTACAGAACGCCATTAGGACCGATGTAGAAGCTACCATCCTTCTTTTCGGTCGAGGCGAAGTCTGCTATTGGGTTGGAATCTGTAGCTCTGACATTAAAAACACCCTCCGGGAGACGTGCGATGGCTTCCGCGAGGTCTCTCGTGAAGTCCTGTCCTGGACGGGCGTGGACGCCATAACGACCCTTATAGAGCTTATCGAACCATCCTTGGTCTCCCAGCACCATTTCAGGATGGTCTACGAAATACTTGTTATTGTTCCCCGTTTGGATATTCCCGTCAGAATCTGGAAGATCAACGGGAGTTACTTCGGTCCAAGACCTATCTCCCGGAGACTCATCGGCGTGTCTCTTGCGAAGGAAAATAATATCCGTGGTAACGTCAGTTCCAGCGTTCTTTCTAAATGCGTTACTGGGAAGCCTAATAGCCCCAACTAGATCCGCTCGGTCGGCAAGATACTGCCTTGCAGATGGATCCGCTTTGTTCATGGTCCCGGCAGAGGAAATGAACGCTACGACGCCACCCGGCTTAACTCCATCGAGAGACTTGGCAAAGAAATAGTCGTGCAGAAGCATATTCTTATCGGCATACTTCGGGTCAGCCTTAATTACGGTATCCGCGAATGGTGGATTGCCGATAGCTAGGTCAAAAGTGTTCTCTGGGAGTGGAGTCCTTGTAAAGTCTCCTTGTGATACGCCCCATTTCGGATATAGGAGTTTGGCGATTCTTGCCGTGGTCTTGTCGTATTCCAGACCGATATAGTGAGAATTAGACGCTACATCCCCCGGCATCATACCGGCGAAGTTCCCCACGCCCATTCCCGGTTCGTAAATCTGTCCGCCCTTGAACCCCATCCTCTGGACGGCTTCCCACATGGCCCTAACAACTGGCTCTGCGGTGTAGTGAGCATATTGGATTGAGCGTCTAGCAGTGGCGTATTCGTCATCCGGAAGAAGTTCTTTCAGCCTAGCGCCGATAACCTCGTAGCCTTTGCCGAAATTACCTCCGGAGTCCGGGAACGCTCCCTTGATTCCTCCCCACCCAACGTACTTAGCAAGTTCCTGCTGTTCCTCTCTGGTGGCGAGTCTCGCTTCGTTCTCGATTTTAAGCGCAAGTTCAATAGAGCGAACGTTGTCTCTAGCTTTCTGCGCCCAACCCCTCTCTTCCATGAGGGTACCCGGCTCGATAACGTGGTTTACTCCCGTGACGTTAGCGGCCGGTCCGAGAACAGGGACTTCATCTCGTCCTGGCTCGCTGATGTCTCCTGGTTCTGGGGGAAGTCCAACATCTGCGCCCGCACCACCTCCTCCCACGTCCTCTGCTCGTTCAGGTCCGCTTGGGGGTTCGACTTCGCCAACGCTGCTAGTTTCTTGTGGGCTTCCTCCGCCTTCGCCTGGGCCACCTTCTGCAATTGGCCGCTCTTCGTTAGGCGCCGGAACTCCCTCGGGTCCTGGTCCCTCAGTGCTTGGAGGTACATTGACTTGTACGTCTCCTGTAGAAGGTTGTATGTCATTTGCGGCCTCTTCTGCGGTCTTATACTCAGGATGAGCATTACGGTCTACGCTGATGCCCATGCCGTTACGACTCGGCACCATGGCGACCGGTTCCGTGTGGCGTATGCCGTTTTCGACATATGAGCGGACACCACGGGCGTCTTCGTATAGAGTTTGTCCGTCAGAGTTTTGGCCTATGGCGGTTAATCCCGGAGGTGTAGGCGTTTCCTCAACCGGGGTTAGCCCGGTCGTATCGAGCGGGGGCTTTTCAGGGTTTGCAAGCTCCTGCGCCGCTGCCCTGGCGCGGTCCAGTGTGGGGTAAATCTTAACCCCGGCAGTCTGTTGTGCGTCAGTGTCACGGAGGACTACGTTATATCGCTTCCCATCTGAATTCTTGACAATTAGGACTTCCGTGCCGTTCTCGCCGGGGAATCTTTCAATGATGGGTTTGTTAGGGGGGCGAAATGCTATCCCAGTTGAAGCCGTCTGTCCTACATTTATACGCTCCATATTGGTTTTAGAGGACGTTGACCCCAAAATACTAAGTTGGCGGCCATCTTCTGTAACGGCGTCTGGTGCCAATGACGCCCTGTCCAGCAATTCAGACAACCCCTTGGTATCAAGACCAAGTTCTTTCTTTAGTTGAGCGTGCCAAGCCACCTCACCGCCCTTGGCGTCTATTTTCTTTACAGCATCATAAAGTCTATCAACATCTGAGTTTCTTTCTCTTCCTACCGCACTTTCCGGTTCCTTGCCACCTTCGCCAGCGCTCGGCCCGTTCTCGCCGCCTTCACCAACCGGCTCTTGCGTGCCGGGTCCTTCTCCTGGTTGGCTCTCTGCAACAGGCGGTAGGCCAGTGTCGCGTGCTCCTTGGATGTCAGCAGCATGATTTTCCTCTAAATATGCTTGTTCGATGGCGTCTATTGGGTCTTTTTCTTGTCCGGTTGCGAGTAATTTTGCGGCGCCCTCAAGAGAAGTGGCGTCGATTTGCTCGGGGCCAATCCCTTCCTGCGCAGCAGTGTCCAGAACTTCCTGAGCCGCCGACTCAATTGCAGGCTTTGATGCCTCTGGGATGTTCTCACGGGGCTTCTCTTCCATTCCCTCTGGGATTGGCTCTACAGCCGCAGGGATAGGCTCTTCTTTGGGAGTCTCGTCGGTCAAACCAAGCCGCTTACGCAGATTGTCGGCCAGTTCTCGGTCGGAAAGCTTGGGTGGGAGAGCCGGAGGTGGCTGTGGAGACGGTTCCGGCTCGGGCGGAGCCTCGGGGGGCGCTGGCTCTGGAGGCTCACCAGCGGCCTCTGTAGGAGGCGGGAGTAGCCTTTGGGTGGTATCATCTGCCGCTGCTTTCTGGGCGGCCTTATTACGGATAAATTCGTCTATTTCGGACCGGGTCTTGGCACCATTGATTTTGGCGTCAACCTCATCGGCTTGACGCATAAAGGAATCGGCCTCGGGGCCAATTCCCGTTCTCTGGGATATTGGCTTCTGGAGGGGAGCCAAAGGCCCAACCACGGCACCACTGAGAAGGTTCCCGATGATTCGCTGTACGTCGGGAGAATATCCATCTTGCGGATCGTATAGGTCCTGAGCAATCTGGGAGGCAAGGAATTGCTGGGCCTCGCCAACCGAGGCAAACGCTACACCGGATTGGATAGCCTGCTGGAGCTTTGCCGTTCCCCATGCGGTCCAGGTGGGACCGGCGGCTTCGATGGGACGGAGAATAGCGTGGAGGGGAATGGCACCTAAGGCGGTATTGACTACGGCCCCACGGATAAATGCCTGATGGGCGACCTCGGGGGACGCACCGTGCTTTTCGGCGTCTTCGGCCTGCTCTTCGCCGCCGACTATGCCGAAATAGGCAGCGCCACCCAGGACTCCGCCAGCCACAACGGCGGGCGCGGCGGAAACGAGAGAGCCGATGCCCTTCCCTACAGTTGGGATAATGCCTTGCTGGTCTGCCTCACTTAGGGGAACGTCCGTGTCAGTACCGGCTGAAAGCCGCGTACCAGCCTGAGTTAGACCTTCCGAATCAGTAAGCCTACCGAGGCCACGCAGGCCAGCGCCGGCAGTATCTTGGATAGTGCGCGCGACATTAGCGGCGCCAACCTCATACCACGGTCGGCCGGAGGGGATATCTGGAGGAGCGTTTTCGTCAACCGGAATGAGACCGCTTAGGTCAAAATCCGGAGGAGTGTTAGGATCTTGGTCCATTACTTACGGTATAGCTTTCCGTTGACCATAATCATAGACCCTGGAGGTGCGCTGTTCTTGAACCAGTCGATATGGGCTTGAGAGGTAGCCTGGAATGGCGTAGCTTTGGTTCCGGTTCCCGGCATTCCTGATGTCTGTTGTGGTGGACTTTGCGGTTGGTTTTGACCAAGATTTTCTGATGCTCTAAGTGCAGCGGTCCCAACTGTCCCCTTCAGTGTGGACTTACCGAGGACACCGGGACTTGGTTTCCCGAAAGCCGTCCCGAGTGCCCCAACAGGTTGCTGTGTAAGGGTGGCCTGCCCAAGCGGACTATCCGCCCTGATACTATCGAGAAGGCCGTTGATTCTGCCTTGCATTGCCGCCTTGGCACCCATTAAATTTGCCGCACCAACGGCAGCCAATCCAGCCTCCCCTAGATGCCCAAGACCAAGGTGTTGAGCAATATACAGAACAGCCCCTGTAGACACAACTCCAGTGGTAGCAAGTCGGCTTAGAAATCTCATGGTATTACGTGGAACATTACCTGCTGCCATATCGTAAATCATGGACTGCTGGTCGGGGGTAAATGATGCCAATCTTTTGGGGTTTACAAGAATACCCTTCATTTGCTGGCGGAAAGTATTTTCAAAGTTCGCACCAGTCCCAGATGTAGCTGCGTTCAGCCCTCCCTTTCTGGCGGCCCACTCTACCTGTTGAGCCCTTTTCATGGCGGCCCAGTCACCGCGAGCACTATTTGCCAAGTCGGCAGTCTGCGCCGCCTGGGATTGAAATCCCGGCATAGCATTAGTAGGATCAGCGAGGAATTTATCTATCTGCTTTATAGCTAAGTCAGCGGCAGATGCTTCGGCAGTAGGTTTCCCAGTCTGACTCCACATATCGTCACGTAATGTACTTAGGGACTGACGCTTGGCTTCCAAATCGGAGAAAGTCGGCTGTGTTGTCTGCTGGGCAACGTCTTCCAACTCTCCGACTCGTCGGAACGTACCGCCGGACAGGTCTTCTCTATAGCCTCTTGGCGGCCCTCTTAAGGTTTGGTCTATATCGTCACTGAGTTGCGATATTTTACTTCTGTCATAGGGGACATTTATACTTCTGGCTGCCGCGTATTTACCGTTTGCAGAGTCTTGGAGATTGGCTGTTGTTATCTTCTTCCTCGCCATATTTGCTAGAGGATTAGTCGTCATTCCAGCGAGTGTACCGCCAACTAGGCTACCTCCGAATTCACCCCAACCCTCGAAAGGAGTATCTTTGAAGAGTTCATCGTCTAGCTCGTGGCCCGCTTCTTGACCAACGGCAGAACCAACGACATTGGCAGCCCTGCCGACATTGGCTACAGCCCCAGTCCCGCCACCTAGAAGAGACAGTGGATTCGCCCCCATCCTACCAATATTAGCCGCTATATTCTGTCCAGGAGTCTGAGGGTCAGCACGTACCCCGGTCGCGTTTACAAGCTCATCGCCGTATTGCAATTCTGGGCGTTCTCGGTGCAGATTTCCCGATGCAAGACTGGCGATGTCCTTCGGTAGTCCGACCAAGGCTGAGCCAACGTCTCCGGCAGTCCTCTGGGCTTGCTCAAGGAAACCAAGTCCGCCCTGCTTTATGGCATCTCCAGTCCCCTCCGGGAGGTACGGAGATATGTATTTGTCCCATGCGCTATTCGGTTCTTGCGCCTGCGCATCAGGCGGCGGCATATCAAATATACTTTTAGTTTGAGCCTGAGCCGGAGCATTATCCGCCCCAGGAGGATTCATGTCGAAAATGCTTTCAACCATTACATGGTCCCGTAAAGGAAGTAGTTACCGAGACCCTTATAATGAGCATTGAAATTCCTCAGTCCGATATCGTATCTCTGTCTGGCTGCATTCATTGCCGCAGCATCTTGAGACTGCTCAGCCGAAATAAATGCATCGCGGGCTTGCCTTATTTCATTGACGTGGGTACCAATATCCTGCTGCTGTTGCGGGTTTAGCTGGCTGTAAAGGGCCTTGGCAACATACTTCTGTGGCGGGTTCTGTTCGTTGAACGCATCCCACCAGCCCGTGGCTATGCCACCGTTTTTGTTCTTGTAGTCATCGAAGAACGCCTTCTGGTCTCGAACCATGTCCGACGAAGCTTTCATCGAAGCGATAATGGCCCGAGAGGTATCAATGGGAAGATTAAAGCTCGCCATGGCATTCATAGATGCCTGGATTATTGGCTGCGCCTCTCTCGAACTCAGTCCGGATTGACCTATCTGAGCGAAACCGGAGGTAACAGAATCCTTGGCAAGAACGTTAATTGCGGAAACAACCTCTTGCGGGGCTTTGTTACCCGGAACCGACGCCCAAGCATTCAGTAATTTGAGACGGTCATCCCCAAGAGGACCCGGAGTCATCAGGATTTTCGCAGCCTGAGAATTTGGATTTGATTTTATGTAACTCTCAATAGTGTCAAGAGAGTGACTCATCTCATTCGACTTGAATTGTATCGTATCTGTGGCGTCTACCTTCTTGTTTAGAGCGTTACCCTCTTGGGTGGACTGTCTCATGGCTGCCGTATGATATTGAGGTAGCTGATACTGTGCCAGCATAGCGGGGTCGCTTTGCGCCTTCGGAGGCCCGGAAATAATCATATCACCTGGATTCGCGGTCTCAAGATGCGCCCCCATTGGCGCTATTGAACTGTTGACCTTGGGGGCGCCGGGAGTTTCCGGAAGCGGAGCAATATCTGACGGATTTTTACGCGGCGGAAATGGGAGATGTGTTCTTGGGTCAAGGAACTGACCTTGGTTCTGCGGATCTGGAACGCCGTATTCAGGCCTCAGCGTATTCGGATCTGTATCTATCGTCAGTGGCTTCCCGTAGAATTCCTGAGTTCTGAGGTTCAGATCATCCTGCGCCCGCTTTGCCGCCTGCTCAAGCCTCTGCGACTCAATGCCGATAGTTGCCTTCTTCTCTGCCTCTGAGATGTTCTGTGCCTGTTCGGCGGAATATTCTCTTAACCCGCCAAGACCGCCTTCAGCCGCTGCTTGTAGCGCCCATGGTGACCGGCTGGCTGCCATACCTAATCCGGCAGCGATAATCGCCCCCCACGGGGACGTTGTCGGATGTTCGTAGGTTGTCGGAGTTGAACTTGGTACGTTGGTGTCGCCATACGATGGAGACCCGGCATACCCAAGAGCACCTGACGACGGCGCAACTCCTGCGGTCGGGTGTGACGTTCCTTGCGTGATTTCCGGTGGTAAAACATCGCCATTTGCTGTATATCGTCTATCAGCGTAAGTGGCGTTATTGTCTGGCTCGTATGCTACTCCGGCACCGTACCCACCCGGCCCTGCATTCAAAACGATATCCGGAGCATTGATACTTCCATCGGGGATTACATCTGGTGCAACGCCCTGTCTATAAGACGTAGTTGGCACAGGATGAGACATAGGCTGCGGGAAGTAGTCAGAATCTGACGGAGGAGAATATTGTGCATCTCCAAGCCAATCAGGGATAGTCGCAAGACCTTCCGCAGTCATGATTGGAGCGCCACCGTCAGCAAATCCGATACGGCCGCCCCTTGCGGCATGGCCTATACCAAGGGAGTCTCCATAAGAAGTATCAATTGGTGCATATACACCTTGCCCCTGACCAGCCTGTACCCACTGGTCTCCGGAAGCCGTTCCATCAAGATTATAACCGTTTGAAAAGTTTCTTATCCCGCCGGCCAAGTTACCTAATGACGCGCCAGAGCCGGCGTTAAGGCCATTTCCCTGTCCGCCCTGATTTCCCGAACCCGGAGGTGGCGGAGCGCCGCGCCCATCAGCAATCGCCATGGCCTCTGGGATGTACCCAACACCTCCGCTGTACGGAGTGCCGCCCATGGCAAAACCCTCGATGCGACCACCTCGATTAGCGCCGGGATGCGTGTATGCTCCGTACGCGCCAGCACCAGCAATACCAAGTCCGGCTATCTGCTGGAAAAGTGTAGGTCCAGGCTGCGTCGTGGTGGAGATCCCGCCAAGTTGGCTGCCGACGCCGGTCCCAATCCCCGCAAGCCATTGAGTCTGCTGATACGGGAACGCCTGCTGATTGAGAAACTGTTGATACGCCGCTTGATCCTGCGCGCTGGCCACGCCGTATTGAAGATTGCCGGCGCCGACTTGCGCATTCGCCCCTGTGAGGGCAGCGTTTTGACCGGAGACACCAAGATTCCCGAGTGAATATGCGCCTTGCGCCTTGGCCTGTTGCTCCGCAAGCGCAGTATTTACTCCGGTTTGATAACCTTGACTCTCTAGTCCGGCGATGACGGGAGCCTGAGCAAGATTTTGCTGTCCTGACGTAATGGCCTCAGCGATACCCTCGCGGTTACCACCGAGGGCATTCTGCGCAATCGCGTTGCCTTTTACCTGCTGAAGTTGCTGCTGGTTTTGGTTATTGAATTCAGCCTGTGTCGCATTGACGACATTCTGCGTCCATGGATTGACGTACTGCTGAATGTCGGCCGATGTAAGAGGGGTTGCTGCCGATGTAGCAAGACCAGCGGCATTCTGAATGTAAGGCTGGGCATAGTTTGCATTCTGGTTTATATTGGATATGCCAAGCGTCTGCTGGGCGTTTACTTCTGGAACAAGTTGACCAGTGTACGGATTGTACGGAGACTGAGCAACCTGTTGGGCACGACTTAGGATGTCAGTGTACGCACTAAGCGCGGCAGGGTTAGGAGATGATGTTGCTGTGGAGGTTTGATTCTTGGACCCCATTGAGACCTTACGCCGCCTGTCCGTTCAATTGTTTTGACTCATGATGCCCTATCATCCAAAACTCACGTTCCTTCTCGACACCACGGAGCACTTCTGCTACTTCCCTTAAGAGAGGAAGTAGTTTGCCCTGCACCGTATCCTTGGATATCCTTTGGTTAGAATATGCGTCAACAAACGCCGCAAGCCTCTTGCGCAAATCTGTATGATTCTCTACCGGTTCATCGTCAAGACGCGGCTTGAACTTCGCATTATGAACGAAGAACGCACCAGTAGGATTACCAAGTCTCCTGCGGTAGAGCCGAACCTTGCCGGCTAGAGCTTTCTCCGTAATGATACCGGTGAAAAGCGGGATTCCCATACGGTCTGAGCACGATTTGCCGAACTCGATTAGCGCTTCCGCATTACGTGATTTACGATACTCCGGGGCAACGTAGTTCCAAAGCTCTACAAGATGCCAGTCGTCCGTATAGTGGGTGTCTGAAATGGATAGGCACGTTGATGCTTCAAGACTCCCCTTAGGCCCAATCACGCCGACAATGTTGCCTTTGGCCTCGTAGCACTTGCGGATCGTGTCGCGCACCTTGTTTTCGTTGAGGCTAAACAGGCCATTTTCTTCCCACAAACGTCGGCACATTCTGAGAACATCTTCTTCATCTTCTTTGGTCGCGATGCGAACCTCAGGTAGGTCTGTCAATTTGGCTTCTCGTTATTCTGCTGAGGATGCAACATGCTGCCGATTTGCTCATACAATTGCTGTAAGCACGCTGAATCCATACGCAGGCGGCATGACACGACCAAATCAGGGTCGATGGTGTCACCCTTCAACGAAAATAGGGCGGTCGCGAAACTGATATTATGGACGCCGTTCAGCGTTCCGCTGCCGATTACAGCGTTGACGAAGACCGGAGCGACGTGGCATGGATCGGTTATGCTATCAGACATTTCATTCTCCGTGGTTATAGAAGCTTGCCGATGGATCGAGCGAAGTCTATTGGGTCTTTAGCGGACTTGTAGAGATTGCATTTATCGCACGTCAACTGAATATTGCTTCTGTCGTTTGTGCCGCCATTTACGATAGCTTGTATGTGATCGGCGTGGTAATTCAATCCAAGTTTCTTACGACAATAAGCGCACCTTCTTCCCTGTGCCTTGAAAATATCTTTTATATCGTCAGCGGAAAATGACCCGGTTATCTGTTTCTCTAGAGCGCGGCGTTTATGCTTGGCGACCTTAGAATTTCGCTTTGCCCATTCTGGGTTCTTGAGTGCCCACTCTCTAGTGCGTTTTTGGGCCTTTTTCCTTACACCATCGTCTGTATATGTATCGTAATGATATTGCTTTCTTTTAGCCCTAACTAACTCACCTTTTTTTAGCATAATATGCTTTTGTTTTGTTTATAAATTTATCTGGATTGGCGGAGTACCGTTCACGGGCCTTTTCGTTGATTCTATCTCTGTTTCGCTTTTCCCACGCATCGCTTGATGTTTTATGCTTAGCTTTGTGTGCCGCCGAAAGACGCCTGTGTGCAACACAATAACCGTATAAATTCCCCGGCTTTATTTTTTTCCCACACTCTCGACAATAGGTAGAACTCTCGGTAAGACTTGAATTAGCCATAATGGGTAATCTCCTACTCACTTGGTTAGGGGCTTACGGGCGCGTCGAACGCTCTAAGCCCCGAATTTATATCACTTTTTCGCTGGCGGAGGCAAGCCCTTAAGTGTAGAAATATGCTTCTTTCGTGTCCTGAGTATCCACCTATCTAGCTCATCGTGCCCCAAATTCATTATTTTCTTTAATGGCGGATTCCTCAGACCTAAATCGCGAGCACGCTCTAATCCTACCTTGTAAACGGAAATAGGGCCTACCAGGAATTCTCCCCCGGCTACGTTGCATTCCACAGGCTCCCCTATCCTGTGATCCTCACCCCTAGAGCCGCCCTCAGAAGCAATCCCGCCAAGCCCAAACTTCGGCAATGGAGGTGCTTTCGGAGCGCCCATGCCACGCCCCATCTTCATGGTTGGACCGCTTCCGTAAGGGCCGCCATGACTAAAAAGGCTATTAGCCACCGCAAAACCGTGCATGGTGTTACCCTGCCCAAGGGCGCTAACATGGTCGGCGGGCAGGACATGGCTTGAAGATGGTAGAGACGTTGAGATGTGGTCAGTTCTCCCGGCAACCGCCGATAGTATTGGTCCTGGCCTCATCATATTCCTGGCTTCTTGGCGTTCCTGCCAATTCGTTAGCGGATTGCCTCCGAATCCGGGTACACCTCCGTACGCATAGCCGGCAACGCCTCCATCGGCACGGCTTTCCCTCTGCTCCCTATACGCTGCCGCGAGCGCCTGCTTCTGTGGGTGTCCAGCGTGCATCATCTCCGAAACATTCCGTGAGAATATCGCTGGGGTTACACCCTTATGTAGCGGCATTAACCCACCTTCACGCTAGGCTGATTGGCGCCTTCGGTCGGCTTTGCTCCGACTGGTGCAACGGGCGATGGCGCGGCGGCAGTCGGCACCGAGTTTCCCAAGGTCGCCGCCTCGAAATTCAAATCACTGTGCATGGCGGCGACCTGAGCGGTCACGTCCTCAAGGTCAGAAACGAACGACCCAACGGTTGAGTCGAAACTGACAGTTGCCGCTCTCGCTTGGGCTATTCTTGCCTTGGCTGCGGCGAACTGTGTGGCTAATCCCTTAATCTCCACGTCTGTTCTCCTGATTGGAACTATTGGAAGCGGTTGTAACTTTGGCTTCGGCTTCGGTTTCTTTGGCCTTGGATGAGGTATCGGTATCGGAGTCCATGGCACTATTTCCATGAAATATTGGCGCGGCTCTATAGGTATCGTATACGCCACGGTTTGCGGTGCCGTTGCGTATATCCACAGACCAACAATGCAAAGTGCCGCTACGATAGTTAAAGCTGACAACAGCACAATCGGCGGAGACCTTTCGCATACCGTCAGCGCCATCGGCTCGATATATCCCCCGGTCAGAAATGGTAGACTGCTGCATGTCACGACGGCGTAAAGATCGAATAGCTGAAGGTTTCAGTTCCTGCCGCCGCCGCACCGCTAGCTGTAGCTACCGTAAAACTAACCCCCGGCGTAAGAACGGAGACATATGGCGACTTTGCGCTACCAACCAAGGTCCCGGCAGATGCATTGGTGGGGCTCGGGGTTACTATACTATTCGCCTTCACGGCCGGCTGCGCCACTGTAGTCGTCGCTGCGGCGGCAAACGTGAAACTCCCGGTGACAGTCCTGCCGGTGAAAGCAGCAACCCATGCACTAAGTTGCTGGACGATACCGCGAAGCTGGGTAACAACGTCCTGTGCTCCGGCTCCAGGAGGATTGCTGTACGGATTTATCGGGGAACTACCCGGTACGCTGTTGTATTGGTCTGTCATCGCCTACCTGTTGCAGAAAACCGGAACTTGATACTACCGAGGCGCCAAAAGCTTCCGATATCCTGAGAGGAAATTGTCACGCTCATGAACCTTCCACGGAAACGAACCGGTATAAATTTAGTAGCCGAAGTTACCGTATAAGGTCCATAAACTCTAGGCGTGTCACCTTCGTAATTGAATACGTTGAATGATATCTGTATTTGAGCGCTTGCACCAGTATTTGGAAAAGTTTGCCATTTGAAGTTAGGTATTACCTGATCTACGAATGAGAAGTCTTCCCCCTCCTGGAGATAGAAGAATCCTGTAGTGGTGCTCGATACAAGAGGCTGACCGTCAGCATCTGGCGTCGTTTCTTGGAGATATATTATCCCATTTGGGGATGCGGAAATCGGCATTCCCAATGCTGATTGGTCAATCCATGCCGACCTCTGGAGCGGCCCGTAATCCCACGGAGCCCCAGGTTCAGTGATGTTGAATTTCACATACGAGTCGCATTCACCATTAGAACTCGCGAGACTTGGGTACTCCCATCCAGCCTCGTTAAATGGCGTATTCGGCATTGCCCGAACGTTTTGCAGAAAATTTGTATTGAGATTCTGGAACACGGCGTCCCATACCGGACAAGGAATCACAGAAACACCATTACCGTTGTAGACATAGAAATTCGTCAGCCCCATCCAGAATACGCTTCCACGAAGTTGTAATGCCCCATGTGCCGAAACCAAACCAGACCCGGCACCAATCTTAGTAAACCCATATACATTCGGTGGGCCTACGTAATTCATTGCCCACAAATCAAGGTCAGTCCATATCAAATTAACATTCGATACCGCAATTCCTCCCATGATTTGGGAGCCAATCGGTATCGTGAAATTACCAGCTTGATTCGTCGCGCTGGCGGCCCAGTCGAAGAAATCACCTGAAGAAGACCACTGCACGAGCATCGGCTGTTTCTGATATCCGATGCCTTGATGTATCGAAGACCCCCATGCAATGAGAATTTGCTGTGACATCGAAACGAAGATGCCATTATTGAATATTGGTCCGGAGCTTATAAGGGAGGCATTCTGGAATCCTCCGGTCGGGTCCCAGTAGTAAATTCCTCCGCCGCGAGGACACGCCAGAAGTATCTGTCCCCAGTTGTCTTGCGTCCAATCCGTCGCAGTTATCGGAGTGCCGGTTTGGTCAGACGAGGTTGTCCCAGTTCCGTAACCGCCAAGACCATAACCGCCAAGCCCGTAACCCGATCCAACCGGTGGAGGGCCAAGAGCAATGTAATAAACTAACTCCACATTACCGCCATTCATGGAGAACGACGAAGATGCAGTAGCCTGAGTAGACGCCGAGATTGAGAAATGATTTGAGTCAGCTACGCTTACTATGTCGTATGCGCCTTGTATCGTCACACCATTACCGGTGGTCGGTATCTCAAATACTACCGTATCACCGACTGAACGACCGTGGGCCGTCAATGCTACCGAAACAACAGAACTGCCATTCGTTGTAGTGAATACCGGAATTGCGGAAGTGCTGGTTGTGGCATTCGCATTACTAGGAGCCGTTATCTGATAGGAATGCGTTCCAGTAATATTCGTTATTGGGTATAGCCCATCAAGAATAAGTCCGCCAATAGAAACCGGAACATTAAAGAATACAGAGTCGTTTACGGTGACATTCGATATATTTGCATCAGTTATGCCAACCGTTGGAGTGTTAATTGTGGTAGAAAAATTCGCCGCCGGAGCAAAATCTGATACAAGAATCTGAGGTGTTATGTTCTGTTTTATGTTATTGGTTATTACATCAAGCTCTGTAGTAGTCCCAACCGATAAGTGACCTGTCGAATTTAGATCCTCCCACCCATGAAGGTCTCTTGGTACTCCGCCGACCGAGAATGGGTAGTATTTCTCCCAACCACCGTACTTTTGGACCAGACCATCTCGGAAACGAACGAGAGAGCTTGACGAATATCCTGCGCGCAGGAGCGTAGGAGTCCTCTCGACGTTTACGCCGGGCTGGAGAGTAACGCTGCCGAAAGGCATTTCAGGTCTTAATAAATGTCAAGCCCGACACAAGAGTCGGAGGCATTGTCACAAGAGGTGTACCCGAGCCTCCGGATGCCACAGTTGTTGTAGTTGTTGAATTTCCACCAGTATTTGCCTGAACTCCATTAACAAAAACTCCGAACCCTGAAGTAGATACACTACCACTTAGAGTAACATTGATTCCATACGTAATTGTAATATTGTAGTTCGGTATATTGGTCTTGGCAATAATATAGTTCTGCGCGCCTCCTCCTGAGTTTATGGTAGTCCCGTCTATCCCGCTTCCTGCGGTAGTCACCCTCCCGCTTCCTCCGTCCAGAGAAATACGCGACCTAGCCCTTAAATCCGGCACACCAAACGTCGTAATACCGTTTCCACCGAACGTCGATCCTAGAAGGTTCAACAATGGAGTAGGATTTCCAACGCCGTAAATGGCAGAGGCCGTATATACTGTACCGTCACAATTCAAATACGGAGGCGTAGTACACGATGAAATCCACAGCGGAACGGCAGAAGTCGCCAAGTCTAAATACGAGCCAACCGGTGGCATATTGACGTATTTTACGTTGGTCCCGTCACAATAGACGTGACATGGTTGCCCCGGAGGAGCGCAGACAGAACTCCCCGGAGTCAAAGAAGACAATTGGATAAAGAAATTACCCGTGCATAGGTTTTCGACGATCCAGAAACCGGGCCTCGGGAATGTTACCGTAGGATTTCCGGTTAACGCCCCAGTGAAGCGAATTACAGCGCTTTGAGACTGATATGGACCGGCCCACGATCCGCCACTATTTGGCGCGCTGGATAAGGTTACAGGGGCGTTAGTGAGGCCGATGGTCGCAACATTTCCCGCCAAGCTATCGTCCACGGAAGCGTTGGCATTTAAGACTGTACCCCAAGTCCCAACATTTGTTCCAGTACCCTGAATATATAGGCCGACTGTAGGGGTCTGCGGATCTGACATTTACTTTCTTACGCTCTCGGTGGTGTGCTTATGGTGTAAGGTTGCTTCGGACCCCACGCCTGTGCGGCGTATTTCTTACGTGCCTCCTCAACATTGGCTGAGGAGAATTGTTTGCCGTAATGTTGTTCCCATGTGATTCCCTGCTGTGGGTCGTCTACGGCAGCACCGTAGTTCTTCATCCATCCAGCAACAAAAATCATCGAAGCGCTAATCATCATGTCTGGGAAATACGTGGAAATGTACGTGGTAGTATTAGACGAGCTAAGCGGAGGAGGACGTATAGTTCCAGTCACCTCGACCGTGTACGCAGCGTCCGGAGGAGGCCCGACGATAATCGTCTGGTCCGTAATCATCGCGTAATATTGAGGTATAGAAGGTATCGTGGGGGCCGTTTCTATACCCCAGACTGCGTCCATCCACTCTTGCGCGACCGGGACTAACTGATTCCTAATCGTTGTCGTACCAACGGGCGTGAATACATTGACACTCTCGGAGACAACGAATTCCTGAGGGAACGTGAAGTTTCGGCTGTTTGCAGTTAGAGTTCCGCTTTGGTCTCGTACAATCGTGTTTAGGAAGTCGAAGTCGCGGTTAATACGTAACTCAGCATCGTTGATAATCGACGGCAGAATCTGCACAAAGTTGGGTTCTGTCGTTTCCGTGGGTATAAGATTTGCAATTGTTGCGACGTAATCGGTGTAGTTCATGGCGCTGACAGGTGACCGAACATCTCTACTATGCCATCATGCTCCGGGTGTACGTAGTCGAGCCTGGAGTGCGCGGCAGAGTAACATGGAGTTACAAATGGCTGATAGGCAGAGCTACATGACCCCGTAGACATCAGGCTATATAGGTCAATAAACGGCATTGGCGAAATATCACCGATAACTCCAGTAGCAACATATTCCATTATCCTTGAAACAGTCCAAGGTCTCTGCGCGTTAATTCCGGCGGCAGACTCGGGAGGAGGGTCGGAGGCCAGCACCACATTGGCACCTGTGGCCTTTATCATTGGTACTAACACCTCAAGAGCATTCCAAAATGGAGTTCCATTGTAGTCCGATGAACAGCAAGAGCCTGAAACAGCGTCATTGAGTCCAATTTGCACTATAACTGTATACGGAGCATTGAGTGAAGACCACGGGATGCAGTTAATTAACGTCCCTATCGTGGCCCCAGCCGACCCAAGCATGTAAACCGGATGACCGTTAAGTACATTAGCGCCCTGACCGTATGTAGTTGAAGCCCGCTCAATAAAACTATCACCAACTAAGAAAGTAGACTGCGCTGGAGCTTTCGATATGATATGTGATATCGGGTCTGAGCGTACGCTGTTGTAATAAGAATCTGAACAAGCAGCAAATGATGAGTTTACATGAAACATGATAGCCAGAAAAAACAATGAAAATCTTATCATTGTAGTCTCATGCCCCAGATATAACTGTCTTTTGATAAACCAGTCGCATTGAAGACGATTTTACTAGTAGTAGATCCAGTATCCTCACACGATATTCGTATGTTTCCGACTGGGCTTGCTATAATCCCCGACATCGAAACAGAAGATACATACTGAGACGCTACGAGAACGCGAATATAGGCGCTATCTATCGTTGTGGTTCCATCCCACAGTTTGCAATATAAATTAGCGGCACCGATTGTATTTATAGAAACTATCGATCCACTTGCAAACCACGTACCGCTGGAACCTTGAGCCATACTTGGACCATCAAAAAATGTGTTTGTACTACTGATTGATACATCGCCGCTTAGAATATTGCTGGAAGTAGATATATTAGTAGATACGGTAGTCCAAGTCATCGCCGTAGAGCCGCCGCCCTGCGATGTTAGGACTTGACCGGCTGATCCCACTGTTATAGGAAGATTGAAATTATAAGTACCCGCCGCAGATGCCGGTTGAATGGTTACAACACCGCTAGTTACTCCGGACAACCCAACCTTACCGGTAGAAGTACCCGCCACGCCAATAACCGGAGTCACCGTTATGGCTGGGACGCCCGACGCATTAGCGTTCAGGATGCCTCCGTTTGCAGTAGCCAAGCCAGCGATAACATTCGCTGAGCTTGAATACAGCATCTGATTTATCGTGGTGGTCGCTGGATATGTCGCTGTAGACCACGCTGGGGTTGCGGTCGATCCAGACAGAAGCACCTGATTAGCCGTTGCAGTACCAGAGAGAATGTTAAGCTTACTGGCATCAGACCATACAATACCGCCGTTTGATGCCGTAAGGGCATTATTCGTGCCACCGTTTGCGAGGGCCTTCCCTGCGAGAGTATCAGTTACAGCGGGGAGCGTAAGCGTTCCACTGGCTACAGCGGCCGGTGTAATAGTGGTCGTTCCGCTTGTGTTACCGGAAAGCTTCAACTGACCTATTGTGGAGCCGCCCTGCCCAAGAGTTAGGGCTCCAGACACGATAGTTGCGTTTGTGTTCCCACCGACTTCGTTAGTGCTGGCGGCATAATACGCTAATTGGGTCGCAGTACCAGAATCGACCGTACCACTACCGGCAACGGTGGCCCACGAGGCATTACCAGAGCCGTCCGTTTCTAGGAACTGCCCATTCGATCCAGCGCTGGTCGGTAATTTAAGTGTCCATGTGCCGGCGGCATCAACAACAGAGAGGGTGACCGTCCCGCTGGTCGTCCCGACAAAGTTCAGGGCTCCGGTCGTGGTAGCGGCAATGCCGATAGTAGGGGTGGCCGTGAAAGCCGGACCAGACCCGGCCAAGACCTTGCCTGCGGCCCCAGTCACCGTAATGTTTCCTGTCGCGGTCGTAATAGCGAGAGGTGAAGAGGCCGTTACAACAGGGGTCCCACTAGAGGTCCCCCATGTCACCGTAGGTGTGCCAGCGGCGGCTTGTGGGGTGATAGTCACAGCCCCTGAAGAACTTCCCTCAAGGATCAGTTGGCCTATAGTGGTGCTCGCCAGACCCAGCGTGAGCGCTCCGGCGCTGATATTGGCGTCTATATTACCGTTGACGACGTTAGTGGATCCTCCGTAATAAGCCAGTTGCCCAGCTACACCTACGGTAACCGTACCGGAACCGCTAATTGTGTTACACCCGAAGGCATGGGTGCTCGTATTATACGTGAGAGCCTGCTGCGCTGCCGAACAACTCCCTACAGGCTGTCCCGTAGGCGCCGCAGAACCACCAGTCGCATTGAGCAACAGGTTATCTGCTGATATAGCTGCGAGGGTCGTCGTAATAGAGTTACATCCGAATCCCGTCGCGGAGGTCCACGTAAGAGCACTATTGGCTGTGCTACAAGACGGAACCGAGAGCGCGGTAGGTACGGCACTTCCCCCAGTCCCGTTTCCAACAACAGTATTCGCCCCTATAGAAGGAAAGTCCCCTATCACGATTGCACGGAACGCTGGGGTCGTAGCGCCCCCGGAGGTCGGACCGGCCCAGAACGTGTTGGCGCTCTCGTTGGCGCTCGTAATCGCGATAGTACCCGAGGTCGTTATGGGATTCCCGGAAACCGAGAAGATAGCCGGGGCCGTAAGATCAACGGAGGTTACGGTTCCGGTTCCAGCCGCAGAGGCCCACGAAGGGACACCTGAAGAGTTCTCCGACAGAACCTTGGTCCCACTGGCGTTACCAGTTAGACTCGTCCAACCGGACGGACCTCTATATATTACAGTCCCGGCACTAGACCCATAGAGGAAGTCGAATAACGTGCTCGCAGTCGTCCCAGTTGGTACCGCCGTAGATCCCGTGGGATTGGCGCAAAGCTCTCCCGTCGTGAATTGCCCAGTACAGGCGGCGTAGGCTGAAGATGGCAGGATGAGAGAAAGGACAGCAAGAACGAACTTTAGTTTCACGTCTGGTACCAACTCGCGCCAGTTACAGGGAAGGGATTTATCGTAACCCATCCATATGCGTTATCTATGACGATACTAGATTGACCGTCACACAATTGCCCACCAGTGAACGTAATTGTAATGTTGTTCGTCGCCGCATCTCCCTTGCCGTCCTTTATAAGAACAGGAAAAGGATAAGACATGAGACTTGCCAGCGGAGCTACAATCGAAGTCGGAGAGCCAATGGTTTTATCGACAACAATACGAGTATCTGTCGCCAGCATATTATACGTAGCACCGGCTGTAACGAGAGTCGTCTCAAGAAACGGAAATGCGCCGAAGAAACCAGCAAGTTGCGCCGTCGTGACGTTATAGGAGTCCCCAAGAGCGGCGTTCCCAGGAGAAACGATATACATAAGCTCACCGCCCGTAAACGGGATATTAAGTGAATTCAAAGATGTGAGTCGTCCGTCTAGCGGGGTTTTATTGACCATTACTATTCCGGCTCTTTTGGCTGATACGTTGGGTCAATTGCCTTCTTAATGGCGGTCGCCAAACCGGGGATGACGATGATTTTATCTACCCGGTCCTCGATTAGCTTAATCTGCCCCGGCGTAAGTGCGATAGCCTTCTGCGCCTTGATTCTATCTGCGAATGCCTTCCACCCCTCCTGCGCCGGCATCGGCGGCATCGGGGTCTCGTCGCGACGAATCGAAGTGAGAACGGTGTATATTGCGCCGCCAATCGTGAGTTCTAAGCACTTAGCGCACGTAGGATCTAGGTCTTTTCCTTCCGCTGTCCAGTCTCCGGGGTCGTGCGTCGTCGGATCTTTCATGGTCTTGCCGTCAACCGTGATCTGCGTAGTCATATCAATGGGGTCGGCGTGGCAATAGGACACACTCAGCAACAACCCAATAATAAGGCCAATAGCTCCGTGGGCTAATCTATCAACGATAAGCACCCACATCTTCCAACGAAATTCTCGCATCAAAACACCGGAATCCATCCAACCGTACTCCCGTCGCTTTCAGTAATCGTGAGCCACTTCTGAATCGTCGTGTGCGAACCAACAGGACCGACACTGCTCATTGCGGTTGCTACATTGCTGTTGGCGGCGAAGGCGCCGGTCGTACCTATCTCGATAATGCCACTTGAGTTTCCAAGCACTAGAGGGTTTGCACCGGCCTGAAACGCCAACCCACCAGTGCTGGTTCCTACAGTCGATATAATAGCCTGCCCAGTGCTTCCGGTACCTGGAGTTACGTCGAGTCTCTCAGTTATTGTAGCCGCTGCGCCGTGTATAACAAAACCAGCCCCATTGCCCCCGCTGTTTACAACAAACAGTCTAGCTCCACCTCCAGTACCTACTTGAATATCCAAGTCCTGCGTATCAGGTCCGCGAATTGCAGCGTTATTAAATGTCATATGTCCAAAATCTAAACCGTAATTAACGGCAGATGTTCCTGTTTTTGCAGCACCTATCAAAGAACCTGTAGAAGCAATTCCATGATCTCCACCATTTTGTCCAAAACAATACCCGCAAGCTAATGTATTGGTTCCTCCGGCCTGAATTCCGACTACATAACCACCGCTATCAGTAGACGCAGCAACAGCATTGTTTGAAGTTATAATGACCTTCATGCCATACATAAGTTTGGCAGAAGCGCCGGTAGTTATAGCTACATTGTTTTCTTGAACAGAGTTTTCTACCCAATTTGTTGCCCCGCTATTCAAAAGAGATTGCGGATTTATTGCAAATAACGAACCACGTTCTGTACCAGATCCGCCTCCATCATTAGCAGATGCTGCCGCCCAAATATTTGAAGAAACATAGAAGTTATTCGCTGAGTTTCCTGTGGCGTGTTGCATAACAAGATATGACTGAAAGTTAACAACGCCCCCAGTAAGAGACGCGCTATTCATTATTGTTTGAACTTGAAGATTACCGTTCCCATTCAAAGCAGTAGATGCTAAACTGTCATTAGATACAAGCAACGAGTTGGCAAAACACCCAGGTGTTCCCGAGCACGTCCCACTAATAGTTCCATTCCAATATATTTGCGAAGTACCTGAGGAAGTTGAAGTAGATATTACTGAATTACCAGTAAAGTGTAGGCCATTCGGCAGAATGCAAGCGCCAGTGCAGGCAGAAGAATCTTGTACCTGCGTAGGCCCTGGACCGCCGACGACAAGGTCACCAACAGTAATAGACCCTGGGATAACGGATCCGTAATCCGTTTTCTTCTGAAAAGCTGCATTCAACTCACTTGCCGTCAATGGCTGACCGGGAACAAACCCACCACCAGATTGAGCATTAGCCCCGAACGAAACCAATATCGACAGTAGTCCCAAAAATCTACAGAACATCTGGACCATCTAGTTTACTAACATCGAGTTCGAACCCATAAGGAGGTGGAGTCCCATAAAGTGACGTAGGATACTGAAGTATCAGAGGTATCTCGCCGGATTGGTCACAGAGTATCAGTTGAGGACCGGCTGCCCATGGTGGACCACCTGGATCCCCATCCTGCGCAATCATAACCGTATATTCTTCGTAGGCGAAGTCTGGCACGCGGGCGTTGAGAACTGGATAAGGGTCTGGCGGCAGAACTATGGACCGCAGTTGTTCCTGTACAACATCCAAACAATTGTTACCGGTGCAAACCAAGACGCGAGTATTAAAAATTCGCGTGCCGCCCCACTCTTCCTGCCATTGTAAATCTCTCAAATTAAACCAGAAGCCGCAACGATCACATTGACCAAAGGCTTGCGGATTGTTTGGATCAACTATCGCGTACTTGCCGTGCGGCCTCAAGTGCGGCTCTCGATGTATATTATCGGCATATGATTTAATTCCTAAAAAACCCGGTTAGATCCGGGTTGATATACATTGGCGTGTTCTCAAATTGCTTGCTAGCCTTAGCATATGCCTCCATTGCGTCAACTTTACGAGCGGCCTCAAGTGTAGGAGCGTAGTGCCGAGACAGTCTGTGAGCTAGTCCAGCAGTCCATGCGTCTAACCACCACGCGGGTATAGCTGCTTGTCCGCCTTGGGAAAGTACTGAATCCTGCATGGTCGTGTACGCATAGTAATCGGACGTATAGGTAGCGTTGCCATCAGGAACGGGCCACAAAGTAAAAGTAGATGACAGCAATCTGTCGTGCCAGAAAACTGTGGGAAAGCCTTGATTGGTTTTATTCGCGATGCTGCTATAGTCAGTTCGACTAAACGGAAATATAAGTCTGTCTGAAGAACCATTATTTATATACATATCCAATATTTCTACTACGTTTCCTGGAACACTATACGTTGCTATACCTTGAGTCAATGGTACTGAAATTAACTCTACCGTCCAGAGAGTAAGCCCGTCTGCCACCCAATCCGACTGCATAAGGCCGGTTTCGACCTTAACAGTTTCCATGTGTTGGGCGCTGAGTTCAGTAAATCTAATTTGGCAACGGGAGAACGCATTTAGAGCCAAAGAACCGATAGTGGACTGAAAGGCATACGTCCCGCTATAGTTGGTCAACTAGATCATTCCCCCGGTTTCGCAGGCGTCTTATTCTGTTCATCCAACTGCTTAATCAACTTCTGTAATAGAGGATTGGAATCCTTCCACGGCATTTCCGCCAACTTATTCAGGATTAGGTTAGCCTCTTCAGTCGTGACCGTAAACGTATGAGGTGGCTGTGTCTGGGCTACGGCCGCAGATGCGAATGTCAGGAATACTGCTGCGTATGCTAATCTCATTTCGGCCTCTTTGTGAGCGTAAGGTGGATGTCCATGACGGCGTTGTTGTAGTGCTTGATTGCCATTTGCTGGTAGTCGTTGTTCTTGACGGTCAAATCCTGGTCCAGGGCGTAACCGTAGCTGAAGTCGAAGTCGCACTTCATGTCGTACATGCCGTGGGTCAGGAGGTTTGTTTCTCTCCAGCCCTTATTGAAGTAGAGGAAGGTCCATTCACATATAGGCGGCCACTGGTGGGACGGATCGCCGTATGCTCGCATCGAATTCCAGTGCGGGCAGACCACGACCATTTGGCCACCGTCTTTGAGGACGCGGTAGCATTCCTCCATGAACGGTACGCGCTCAGGTCCTGAAAGGTGCTCGAAAAAATGGCTTGTGTGGATTGATTCCACCGCGCCGTCGTCAATGGGCCAAGGAGTCTGCCGAACGTCCATGACATGGTCAACACCGGGACATTCGCAGATGTCGATTCCAACGTGGCCATCTGTTCTGCGCGCGCCGCAGCCGATATCGAGCCGGAGTGGGATATCGCCGTGAGCGGTTATTCTCTTCTCTGCAATTTTGAATGCCTTATTCGACTGCATAAATCATCTCCATGTTGGATTCTACCACACAATATCCGAGCCAACGTCAAAGTGGCCCACACGCACGTCGCAACTCACGGCGAATCTATGCCCGTGCTTCCTAGCGTCAAGAGCAAAGTATAGATCCTGCGTGAATACCCCCTCTGCTGCGGAGGCAGCAGATTTGAACCACGGCCTACGGAGTCGCTTATCCTTGAACAGGTCCATCCGGTAGAGCGTAAATCCCATACCGGTTCCGTTGCATTCCTGAAGTCCGCCGTCTAGGCGAGGCTTCTGAGGCTTGAAGCTGATTGGGTGCTCGTTCGGATCGCCCCATATCTGCGCTACACCTCCGGGGCCTTTGGTCCAGTACAGACCTCCAATCACGTCGAATTGTGGATTGGCCTCGGCGCACTCCAGAAGCTTCACCATTCCATCGGCCGGCGGAAGGTTGTCATGCTCAATCGTAAGGATGTACTTCCACTTGCTCAGTTCCGGATTCGTTATAACCGCGTCAACCGTTCTTTCGTAAGCCTCTCCGACTTCCATGCCTTGGGCGAAGAGTCGGCAAACCTTCTGATTCGGCGGAGAGAACATTGACCACCAAGCTGCCACTACCTTAACCGCGACACTATCTAGTGCCGGGATAATTATTACTGTTGAAAGGTCCTTATATGTGGCGGACTTATCTAGGCGCTTTCCTGCCGCTTCAAGATCGGCATTATGAGCACCTCCTATTTTATCAAAGCTTATGATCTGTGGTTGCATGATTCCTTCCTGATTACATTCTGTATGGCCATACCGCAATACCTGTACCCCCGGCCGCCGCCTTGAACGAAGCCACGACAGCGGCCCATGGAGCGCTTGAAAGTGTATAAGTAGGAGTCACCGTTGCGGCCCCCGCTGTAGTGCTCGCACTCACCGTCTCTCCACCATTGGCAACGCCGTCCATGTATGCGGTTTGAGGCCCGCTCACAATTAAGGCCCCTGACCCATCGCATCCTGCGGTGTCAAGGACCAGCTCCCCAGTCGCGCTCGTGCATGTGACAGTGGTACTGGCGCTAGACCCTGAATTATGGTTCGTGTGACTAAAGCATGTCGTCGTGTCCGAGCCAGTGACAGTGATGCTCGATGCGACCGGATAATTTGCATTTGAAAAGCTGATGACGACAGTTTGTGGACCAGCGGGCGGGTTTGCAAGCCCGAAAATGTAACAAATGTCTGGAGTCGAATCGAAGGTATTGTCAGCCACCGGAACGGTGAGACCATTATATGTTGCCGTGGCCGTATCCGCCGAAGACCCGGTCGCAAATCCATATGTTGTTATCCCTAGGGCAGTCGGTGTGCCGACTGGCGTATGCGTCCACGTAATTGATAGGACAGAAGACGCTGGTGTCGCGTTTGTTGTTTTGTCTATTGCGACGGCCATTTAGTTCACCGTCACCGAAACAGACGTATTGATGGCCGAGAAGATAGTGGCAATTGCCTGCACTTGTCGGTTGGCATTTTGCGGTTGCGGGATGGGTACGCCGAAAGACGATTTTGTTTCCAGCGTCTTTGTAAACGGATTTATCACATCTCCGCCTCCCGCCGTAAACCCAGCCAGCAACTGAAATGTATTTCCCGCATCAAATGAAATGTTGACGACAACCGACACGACTGCGGATCCGGTATCAGGCCAAGAGTTGCGCGCTGCCTCAATCTCGATTGACGATTGCCCGACCGCGAGGGACAGCTTCGGGCTCGTGTGGGTGCCCGGCTGGTAGGTCTGCGCTGGAAGAGCGACGGTCTTTCCGGTTGGGAGGGTTGCCATTGTCTGTTCTCAATAATTAAGCTGAATATAGCCGGAGCCGAACAGCGCTACATAAACGACACCTGGTACATTCATGTCGCCGTTCATGGAGGTAATCACATCAAACGTAATGCCGTTGAATTGCTGGTCACCGATCTTCTGCCACGTCGCGCAGTTATCAATGCTTGCCCAAACTCCAAGCACGCCGTTCACGGACCCGTAGATGAAAATCGTCGGGTAGCTCTGCGACGGGGCTCCAAAGCCAAACGCATAAACGTCACAGATGCTGTAAGAACCGTTGGAAACGTCCGCCCACGTCGGCCCACCATCAGTCGTCCGGTAGAACAGATTGGTGGTGTCGATTGATTGATTAGACGCGCCGCTGGTGAAAAAGTAATGCTTTGAATTATATGGGACCGCTCTGATTGTGTGGCCATTGGTGGACGTAGTAGAAAGGCTAAATCCTGGAGTGACCTTGGTCCACGACCCTCCCGTGTTTGACGTGTAGTAAATGTCATAACCATTGTTGGCAACATAGTAGTTCGCCGTCACCTTATCGGCAGCAACGTACATAGACGTTTGACCGCTACCGTTTGGCCACGCCCCTGCCGTTCCTGACGGAGTCACGTCGGTCCAAGCAGTCGCCCCGCCGTCCGTCGTCGCGTATAAATTGCCGGCAACCACGATCATACTGGTGGACGTGCTCACCGCCATGCCACCCGGTCCGAACGGGTCAGAAGGACCTGTCGGGTGATGAGCTTGCCGGGACCAGCCGCTAATCGCCGGGAAGCCCTTCGTTGTAGAAAATGAATCCTCGGCACCATCAGATTGAATACCGAGGAACGCTGGAGTACCACCCGACCAATCTATCCCTTGCCCAGGAAGAATAGTTGCCTGCCCCGATCTGGTTCCGTAAGTTGACGGAAACGGCGTTGCGTCAGGCGAACTATTGTCGATCACGAACAGATTGCGGTCCCACTGGGCTGTGCAAACATAACCCCCAGGAGGGCATATAATATCTATTGTCTGTAGACTTTCGATACCGGCGGTTTGCGACACCCAATTCCACGCCGGCCAAGTTGAACCGTCCCCAACTGTCGGCAGATTTGCTTTCCAAACACCAATGCCCTGCGGATAAAACAGGTTGTTGGAATGATCGAACTTCGGTGTCCCATCAAGAGTCAAATCGCCTGCTTCATTCGTCGCCAGCCACGGGATGTCATTTGCCACAAGGCTGGCGCGAGATTGTTTTGGCGTCCAGGTCGAACCGCCGTCTGTGCTTTGCGCTATCTGCCCAGAGTCATCGAAGATAATGACGCGCTGGGCGGTAGATGTAGAACTCGCCGGGTCTGGGGCGACCGCCCACACGAATCCGAAAGTCGAATTTGCAGACGAAAGCGCCCAGGTATTTTGCGTGAAAGCTGTCCCCGCATGAACTGTGAAATTGAACAGATTGTTACTGCCAACGGAGCTTCTTTGGTCGGAGGTGACCCAAGCCCCGCCGAACTTATCAACCACTATCTTGACGTTAACGGTTGGCATTGTTCCTGAGTATGAGCCGCCGCTCAACAGAGTCCAATTCGCTCCCGCATCAGACGAATAATAAACGCCTGTGTCGGATACGAAGCAGTAAATGCCCTGTGTCTTGCCCCCGCTGACGGCAGACGCGCGGTCAAAGGCGAATCCATAGCAACCATATCCGCTCGGAGTCGGCAGCGGCAGCTTGCTGGTGCTCAGCGTATTCCAGGTCGTGCCGCCGTCTTGCGTGTAAAAAACACCGGCAATATCGCCAAACCAGCAGACATCTGGATTCTGCGGGTCGATGGCCATCGGCGGCCCCGCCCCATTTAGAGTTCCGGAAACATCGACGTTTGACTGCGTATGAGCCGCAGTCTGTCTTGGGAATGTCCCGCCCGCATTGTCCGTCTGATTGACGAACGTCACGCCCTTGTTGGATGACTTGTACATCATCCCGGCCCACAGCATATAGATGACGTTGCTGTTGCTGGGGGCTATCCTGATTTCAAAGACACCGCATGACTCGTAGAAATTATAGATGTCCCCGCTGGCGTGGCTATACATATTCGTAAAGGAAAACGCCGGGTCGCCATTTGGTATCGGACCCGGCTTAGTCAATAGCTGCCATATACCCGTCCCTCCGGCATTGCCGGTGGACGGAGCGCTTGAGTTCCAAACATACCCACCAAAAACGTCGATCTTGCAGACCAGAGTTCCATCATCGGCGATGTCGAGATCGCGGGTAAATCCGCCACCTCCAACTTTCAAAGTCTTCCATGACAATGCCTGCATAGAGTATCCAGATATTTTCATATTTACAGAGAAACATTCATGAGGTTGCCATAGAGACTGGCGTTTGAGTTATTGCTTATGGCGTTACTGGCAATCGAGGTCGGGAAAGCAGAAGTTTGAGCTGTCAGTGCCCCATTCCAAGGAACCATAGTTATGCTTGTGGCTGTCGCTGTCTGGCCAATCAGCTTTAGATCAGTGTTGAAATTTGTCAGAACGATATTTGAAACCGACGCAAGAGTGGTGGCCGTTCCAGAGGTTGTGACAGCAGTTGCCCCCAATACTGCCAACCAGTATTCTCCGGCGGAAAGAAGCGCACTCCCAACCGGGAAGTTTGCCAGAATTAGCCCGGTTACGTTGCTAAGCAAGTTTGCTTGGCTAACGGTTGTCCCGGCACTGGAGCTTCCTCCTGCCGAGCTAAATGTGCTTGAAGTCGATGCGCCATTAGTATCAATGTTGCCGACAAATCCAATGGTATACGACTGCGCCAAAGATGCCTGAGTGGCGTTCGTAAGAACTATGCTTACGCTCTCTGTGATACCAAATGACCAAGCGTTCGACACAGCACTTGCTAATGCCGTGGAATTCGCTCCGGTTTGTCTCGTATAAAATCCAACTGTTTCGCTGTATTTCCATACATTAGAGCGCGTTCCTGTGGCGTTTGTCGATCCGGAAACGGCAGCATTTATGCTGAGACTCATAAGTCGATTCATGCGGCATACTTGAAGTTGCCCAGGAACCTCAATGTGCTGTAAATACAATGACGAATTACCAAGAGATGACGCCGAAGAGTTTGGACCAAATTCCCAAGGCTCAAACTGCGACATCGGGAGTAACGCAGAAATTGTTATGCTATTTGAATTAGAGCTAAGACTAATGTTTGTCCCGGCAAGAAGGAACGACTGAACGGGCGCGCTTACTATAAATCCGCTATTGGACGCTTCAATAGATATTGCCCCAGCACCAGCCATACTTAAAGAACGGGCGTCGTACGTTCCGCTTGTGCTTACTGTTGTATTTGAGCTTGCATACACGCCTCCAGTCTGGTTAGTTTGAGTAGGGGCGCTAATTACCCAACCAGAGTTAGAGGCGGCTACACCAACGGCTCCGCTACCAGCAATACTGATATGACTTAGGTTGTAAGTACCACTTGAGGTCCCGAAAGTGTTGGAAGAGGCGTACAGAGTACCAGTGCTTACACCACCACCGCCAGCACTTATTGTTATGGTATTTGAACTCTGTGAGAGCGTGACGTTTGCTCCGCCAGCAAAAACAACAGTTCCGGACGAGAACGTTGTGAGTGTACCAGTGGTATTTCCAGATGCACTTACGATATTGGCAAAAGCGTCTACCGTTATACTAGAACCGGCTGACGATAATGTAACCATATTACCCTGAGTTAGAGTCGATAGTGCGATTCCTGAGATGGTGATAGTGTTTGAACTCTGAGAGAGAGTAACATTATTACCTCCAGCAAATACCATCGTCCCAGAGGAAAACGTCGTTAGTGTGCCGGTAGTATTTCCGGAAGCGCTAACGATGTTGTAGGAAATATTTGCCCCAGAAATAGTAATCGTATTTGACGACTGTGAAAGTGTAATATTATTACCACCAGCCAAAACAATGGTACCGGTCGAGAAGCTTGTGGTCGTACCTGAGGTGTTTCCGCTGATCTCAATGATATTCACGCCGTCGGCGGCGGCGGCAGGGGCGCTGATAACAACAGACCCGGCAGACATACCGATAGAAACAACGCCCTTACCGGCGAAGGACAGAGACCTTGCATCTACCGTACTGGACGAAGATTGGGCTGTGCTCTGTGAGGCGGCGTATATGCCAACGGACTGGTTCGTCTGAGTCGGCGCCGAGATTACCCAACCGGAGTTGGAAGCCGCAATAGAAATAGCCCCAGACCCAGCGATAGAGATCGTACGGGCATCGTACGTACCGCTTGATGTTCCGAACGTATTGGACGATGCATACACGCCGCCGCTTTGGTTTGTCTGCCCTCCAGCTGCCCCACTAATGACAAGTGAGCCTGCCTGCATACCAACGCTGACGTTTCCCGCACCTACAATAGACAGAGACCTTGCATCAACTGTCGAGCTTGAAGACTGACCAGTGGTTTGTGAGGAGGCATAAAGACCCATCGACTGGTTAGTCTGAGTCGGAGCACTAATCACAAATCCAGAATTGGAAGCGGCCACAGAAACAGCCCCGCTTCCGGCTATGCTTATGGTGCGAACATCAAACGTACCGCTGGAGGTTCCAAATGTGTTAGAAGAAGCATAGGCACCGCCAGTATCATTAGTTTGGACAGGAACCGAGATGATAAACCCTGAGTTCGAAGCAGCAACAGACGCGGCGCCACGGCCAGCAATACTCAACGACCTCGCGTCGTAAGTTCCAGAGGAAGTTCCAAATGTATTACTTGAGGCATACACTCCGCCAGACTGATTCGTCTGCACCGGAGCGGAGATGACGAAACCGCTGTTGGAAGCAGCGATACTGACAGCGCCAGAACCGGCGAGACTCAGGGTACCGGCATTGTACGTTCCGGAAGACGTTCCGAACGTATTTGAGGAAGCGTAAAGATTCCCAGTTCCGGCCGCAGCATTCGCACCGGAAACCGTAATCGTAACACCGCCAGCATCCGTAGACTGGCTGAGGGTCACATTGTTACCGCCAGCCAAAATAAGTTGATTGGCAACGGTCTTCGTTACACCGGCCGTATTACCGATGTTGGAGACACCGGCCGCGAATCCTGCACCACCGGCCCCGCCGATGATACTTACGGAGTTCGAGGATTGAGAGAGAGTGATATTGTTTCCGCCAGCTAGAACAAACGTCCCAGCCGGAAACGTAGCAAGAGTCCCGGCGGTATTTCCGCTTCCGCTTACAATATTCCCCCCGCCCTCTGCCGGAACCTCGACAGTCGGGGTGGCGAGATTGGTCATTTCGTCTTAGCCTATACTAGACTGAAGGACTCGGACCCTAAGAACGCCCGTCCCGGAGTTAACCAAAACTCTAACGGCTGCAATCGGAAGCTCATAAAAGCAGTCTATCGTTGCGCTCAGATTCAGGTTTCCAGTCGCGATAAACGGAAGCGGATATAAAGCCCCACCTAAGAGATTGTTCGGATCGTCATAGGTGTGCTGAATTGAGAAGTTTGCAGTCCCAGACACCAATTCAACAGCAACGCTGACATTCATGTCAGATGTAGCGTGCCAGTTAAGAACCTTCCACGGAGAAGACCCTACTCCATTGGTGCCAGCAACCGCCGTGGTCGCCACTGAACCGCTTGGGGTAATGCTCGTAACAGTCACGAAATCTAGGTTAGACTGGGCGTCCCCACCACTTGCTCCAGCGAATGTGTCACTGATGAGATTTCCGGTAGAATTAGTCCCAGTCACAGTCCAATTGATACCAAGGTCGTTACCTCCAGAGGTTACGATAACCCTGCGGCCGATGGCGGAGTTATTAGCCGTAGCCGCATCAATTACCACAGACGCAGACGTAAGCGTAAGTGCAGACGTGCCTGGACTCTGACTGTGCGCAATCGAATTGGAGACCGCTGCCCCCAATTGCTTTGTGAATACTAACGGCTGTGCCATCAGCGCTTCTTTCGGTCAGAGCGTGGCTTTGAGGGTTCGCCTTCGACGGCTATGGAGGGGAACTTACGGCGCACTTTGGCCGCAATTTTCGCCTTCAGTTCCGGATGAAATTGAGATGCCCTAGCCAACGCATTACGGGCGTGGCTAGGGTCATTAATCGGGAAACTGCGGTGTGGCCCCGCGAACGCGCTATCGGGCAGCGCGTTTCTTTGGGCTGCCTTTAAGCGTGCCATAGTGATCCTTAGTCGGACTTCTCGGCGTCCTCGCCAATCTCGCCCTTGGTCACCATCTTTATGCGAGCAGCCGTGGACAGCGGAGCCAAATTTGCGCCAATCCGTCCGCCCCTGGCCCGACCGCGCTTCCCGTGGTGAGCCTTGGGCTTGTCGCCCTCGCCCATTACACGGCCACCCTTCTTCTTCTCCTTGGCACGCTCCATCGCAGGAGAACCAACAGCATTGTACTCATGCTCAACTACGCCGCCATCCTTGCGGGCCATATGACGTGCTCTAGACATTACTTACTCCTTTTCACCCGGATCCGTGGGCTCGGTTAAACTTAGGTGGCCTTGAGGCCAATGAAGGTCGTGGTTGCACCAGAGGCGCTGATCTGGTTGATGTAAACCGGTCCAGAACCCGCTACGGCCGTGAACCCAACCGTGATACAGTTGTTCAGAACCAAACTTCCGCCGGAACTTGCGCTTGCTACAATGGCTGCCGCCGCCGCAGACTGACCAGAGTCAACACCCTGGAGGAAAGCGCAATCATCGAACAGAGCATAACGGTCGATTGCGCTCGCGCCCACGTTGATATGAGCGCTGGCCGACACGCTTGTCAGCATCTGGAACACACAGCCTCGGAAGATATTCCTCGCGGCGCCCTGACCAGAGGTTGCGTTCGCAAGGAACTCCATGGTATAGTTAGTTCCAGTCGCACGAACGGCGGTGTCTCCACCAATCGTGCAGTTCTCAAACAGATTTTCGTCACCGAGAACCGTTAGAGCCCTAGACCCAGCCTGCGCCGCAGCCGTAGCGCTACCAGTCTGGATGAAGTTGCAGTTCTTGTAGTAGTTCTGATGGTTGGAGTTCTCCCAGGCAACCTGAGTTGCCGCCTGAGCGATACCAGCGAAAACCTCGATGTTCTGGAAGATACAGCCAGAAGCCGTGACTTGCACAAGGGGGGAAACAGCACCCGTGGTAGCGGCCGTGTTCGTGATCGCAAGACGCGCCCGAGAGTTCTGCGAAGGCGCCGATAGCCCAATCATGTGGGTCTTGGCCTTGCTCCAGACCAACTTCGCCGTGAAATGGACCGAACCGGTCACAAACACAACGTCGTTGTTGTTCGCAAGACAGGAAGCGTGCGCCTGAACTAGCGTCTTAAAGGGATCCTGCGGACCACCAGTGTTGCCGTCAGACCCATTCGTCTCGTCCACCCAGAAGTAATTCCCAGTGAACGGAGGGACACCAGCAACGCCGAAAAGCGGCATCCCAAGCTGGGAGCCAATGTTCGTGTACGAACCATTGAAAAGCGCCATTTCAACTTCCTCTGTTAGACAGGAGACTCCCGCCCCTAGTCGTCGGGTTTATTCCATTTATCCAAGTACGAAATCACCGAACGAAGTATTTCTTCAGATTCACTCAGCATTCCAACGGCAACATTGCAATTAGTGCAAAGTAAATCTCGGACCTCTCCGGTATCGTGGTTATGGTCCACATTCAACCATCTTACCTTTCCGTTTCTAGTGCCGCGCTCCGGCTTAAAGCAGATAGCGCACACACCATTTTGAGCGGAAAGTTTAGCTTGATATTCCTCGATGCTTATACCGAACTTCTTTCGAAGATCCTTATCCTTATACATTTCCAGATTTTTAGCTCGATGCGCCCGATTATAGGCGTTACGACCTTCATTCGTAGAGAAATCGAATTCAGCCTCTACCCAGTGATGGTTATTCGGACCTATGGGAGATTCAGGATCCTTAGCAGCCAACCTATGTTGTGGCTTCGGTCTTTCTCCTACTGTAGTCACAAATTCATCGAAAGATGCCCACCCATGATCTCCGGCGGTCGCCTCTCTCCAAACCGCCCGCATCCTTATGCGAGCCATCTTATCGAAGAGACGGGCTCTCTTTTCTTCTTCGGTCGGGAAAACGCCGATTTCAGCGCCCTTCCGCAACTCTATTGCTTCATCAAGAGTCTTGCGGCGGCCTAGGTATATTCTGCCGTTTGCACCCTCAATGTGGACCCGCCAAGTCTTGCGGTCCTTTTCCCAATGAATGCCGGGAACTCCACTCGATATTCTCTGGTCCATGTGCGGTCTCCATTGCTGAAGACCGCACCGTAGCACACCTTTTATGGGAACGCAATACTACGATGTGGGCAAGGTACCCCAAATTGCGCGCGGGTCATTGTAATTGAACGAGTAGCGCTCCCAACCCTTCACCATGAGGTTATCAGTCGTAAAATCGACCTGCATGTCTATCTCAAACGGCTCGCGTTCGAGATACAGCAGTCCCGGCTGGTCCGTCTTGATGAACCATGGGAATGCGGAGGTGAAGAACACGTCCTTGACGTATTCGGAGACGCCGCCGGCAACGGTTGGCAGAACGTTGATGTCGTTCATTGCCGTTCCGGGACGGAGTTCCGTGCGCAGGAGGCGGAGGGCGGTTGGCTCGTTGTTCGGGTGAATAACGAGCGTCTTTCCCGTGGCCATCATACGGAGGCCGGCGTTGTCGTAGAAGCCGGTCTGGATGCTAATCATCCCGTTCAGGAGGGATGCTTCGTTCAGGTCTACGTCCGTAGTTGGACGGTTGGCCCAGGTTGTCGGACCGGATCCGCCGGCCGGCAGCGGGTGCGCGGTGTTCAAGAGCGAGACGCCGTCGCCACCGACTGTGGTGTCGTAGGTGCCTGCGTTATTGAAGACGGCAGCCGCGTAAATTTCCTTGGTCTGAGCGAAGGAGCGCTGGAGACCGAGGTTGGATGGGCGGAACTGGGCCTTGTAGAGGTTGTCCGCGATTGTATTACGGGTAATCGCGTAACCCAGGCCGATGCCGGTATGAAGCTGGTTGTAGACCCATGCTTCTCCCGAGTTGTTGTCGAATACGGTCTGGCCGCCGTCCGACTTAAGCTGTGCGAGAGGCAGGAAGCGCATCGAAGCGGTGCGTTCCTGGGCCATCTCTGACTTGCCCTGGTCGAACAGTTTTGGCCAGATTGACGGCCACTGCTTGTATTCACCCGTGACACCACGGAGGCCGGGGAGCAGAAGGTCCCGAATGGCTGCGACGTTAATTGCCATGGCTTAGACCCCCAATAGTGCTTTGTACTGCTGATTATTGAACGCCACGATGACGTTGTTATAACCAGTAGTGATGTCCGCGCCATTTGCCCCTGGAGGCGAGGTTACCAAGTTGACGACCTTGAACGGCAGCGTGTTCGTTGTCGTATAGGTGTTGGTCAGATGCATACCGGAGATGCCGGTAGTCGTGTTTCCAACAGGGGTTGACTCGACATCGACGCAAGTGCCGATATTGGCGAACCCGCAGGCCGTAGAACCCGCTTGGACCATCCACTGAGACTGAGGATCGTCACAGACGTAGCAATCAACGTCGGCGGCGGCGTCAGACCCCGGATAGTAGTTGTTGTAAACCGTCTTCTTCTGGCTGGTTGAGTAGTAAGAGCAGCCGAGGAAGATACCCACGAGGATCTTCGTTGCACCGCCCGCACCGTCGCCGTTCACCCATGGGGTGATATAACCGGCGGCACTGGACGAGTCGTCGCCTGAAATCCACATCCGGACGGCATCGCCGTAGTAAACGGCGGTGACGAATCCGGCTTTAATCTTGTACGGGGATGCACTCCCCGCTCGCGCGAAATTGGGCATACCAGAGGCGGTGCCCATCTGCGCAAAGCCATAAGGCCCTGACACGTTTGCCAATTTTTGCTCCTCACGTCACCGCACAAAGGCGGATCGGCCTGAATCGGTACTGCCTAAGCAGCTATGTTTTCTGGGGTTTCCGATTCGCGGCGCGCGACGGAGAGTCCAACCGGCTTGGCCGGGTCTTCGCTCACTAGCCTCTCAGCGCGAGAACTTTGTGGGCCTTCAACGCCCCTGCATGGAGCATTGGTTATTTTGATAGGGTATCGGGGGAATTACCCCTTTGCAACAAGTATTATTTATCCGGTATACCGGCTAATCATTAGTTATTGGTTGAGGCTCATTCTTTGCGTCTATGATGATGGCCCTGACGTATTCAGATACCGTTACGTTATTCTCGGCGGCAGTTGCTATAAGCCAGTCAAAGGATACCCTGTCTAGTTTCGCCTGTACCCGTATTCGATATGACTTTGGGCTAGCCTTTACTGGCAATTTTATATCGCCGTCCGTACATCATGCGGAGTAAGCCATTTTCCTTGACGCCATACTTCAGTTTTAATCTCTACCTCTCGCTCGTACTTTTCCTCAAATTCCTTTAGTTCCCGCCATGGATTTGACCTGTCTTCGACCGCCTGTATATCGCCTTCTATAATATCCCTTAGTACTCCAAGTTTATTTGACGGATACCCTGTATTAAGTGTATCCAGAGCAAAATCCCTTGCTGCCACGGCCTCTTTTTCGTTTGAATATGTATTGAAAGAGTGTTCGGTCTCCATTGTTACGCTGCCGTCTCTATACTGATAAAAACGCGCCTTTTCCAAACATGACCGAACATATTCATCGGATTCTTTATCCAACGCAGCCCATTGGTTCTTGTCCTGCTCTTCAAGCCACGAGGAAAGATACCGTTTGCCGTCCTTGGATAGAGTGCTTGAACCATCTTTCTCAAGTACGGTTTTCCATTTACGGGTTCTTCCCTTTGTCGCTAATGGAACAACCGTAGCCACAGACCCAGCCACCGCAGACAAATCGGTTGCTGCGATGGCGAACGGTGCTAGACCTAGCCACGATAGTATCGTTCTGCGGGATATCATGCTTAATCCTCAATTGGTACGGGGCGCTCCCAAGTCTTCGTCACACGCGGCTTCACTGAGTCGTGGTCCCTCGTAAGAGTCCCGTCAGGTGTGGCCCCGAGGCGCTGTTCGGCCTCACGTACCTGCCGGCGGGCGTTTGACCGCATCTCAGTACGGGCTTCGTTGGTCAATTCGACCGGACGCTCCATGAGAATCAGGCCGTCCTTGATGATATGCGGCTCCTTGTATCCCGGCGGAAGTAGGTCTAGGTGGCGCTTTGGATCCACCGCCTCCCATCCCTGCTCTCTCATTGCCGCGATGTAGAACGGGTCTTCCTGTCCCATCACGGTGTAGCGCTTCCACTCGTAGCTCGACCCTTCCGGTATCTTATCGAGAGGGAAGTAGAACCGGTCCTCGTTGATCTGCGAAGTCCTACGGCGGCGGCGAGGTGCAGCCTCTGCGCGGACTGATTCGTGGACGGGCTCGTGTACCGGTTCACGGTCAATGGTGGGAGGGCGCTTCGGGCCGGGGCGAGTGATTTCCGGGGGTTGGGTAGTTTCAGACATCAGATGGCCTCTTTCGTGGTGGGAATAAGGTCTACAAAGTAGAATTGCCCCGGAAGTACTCTGTCGAATGCGTGCGGGTTGGTTACGTACATGGTCAGATTTGCGCTTGGTGTCCATTTCGACCATTGGGAATTGGCCGATCCTTCCGGTCCATAAGCTGCCTGTAGAGCAATTTCCTCACCGACCTTAGCCCCACTCTGGTCACAACTAGACTTCACGGAGGCAATTGACATTTTTAGGCGTAACTTTGCAGTCATAACGTCTCCTTACGTTATTAGGTAATTGATGAGGTCATAGAGGCCGAAACCCATGCCAACTATGAACAGAAGGAATGGAACGTAGATGAGGAACAGTATTGTCAGTTCCTCGATGTCTCTACGTCTCAATGTGTGACTCGGCCGAGTTTGCCTTCAGCCTCAAGCTCCAGGAGGTTTCTGGCGTACTGTCCGAATGCTTCCTTGTCAGTGAGGTGCGGGAACGATAGTTTCGCGGCCTCTCTCTGGTCTTTATTCAAGGTTACAGACCGAGTCGTACGGTTACCTGACGCGGCTGGCACGTCCCGATTCACGGGGGCTGATGGTTGCGCCCTTGGCTTTGGAGTTGGCTTTGGCTCGACCACGGCAGGAGTCACCTCAGCGGCGGCCGATACTGGAGTCCGGAGACCAAGCTTTTCCTCTATGGTCCGAAAGTAGTCGTCGCTCTCCAGGGTATAACCTGCCCTGATTGCTGCGTAGTGCCCTTCCATCATCGAAGCATTCTTGACCGGATCTCCTCCGACTTGTGGAACGGCGCATTCCGGGTGAGACCGTAGCCACGCCTGACTTCTGGGGGTGAACCCAGCCACGTATTTATCGAATGAGTTACCAGGAGCCTCTACACGTCCTTCCGTGACTGGACGCTTCGGCGCCAACTCAAGACGGACTTTTTCCGCTTCGAGTCGGTCAATCTGCGCGGCTGATTTCGAGAGAGCCACTTGTGCCGCAGAAGCCTTCGGGAATTCACCGGCTTCCATCGCGCGCTCGAATTCACGCTGAGCGGCCTCCTGTTGCTGCTTTGCGGCCTCGATTCCTGAAGTTACAGCGGTTAGCTCGCTGTTGTCGGCCCTTTCACGAAGGGATGCAGCCTCTTCCTCTTGTGCCCTGCGCGCTTCCTCAGCGGCGAGTCGTGCAGAGCGTTCGTTCTGAGCAGTCTGTTCTGCGGCCACGCGAGCGGCCCGCTCAGTCTCCGCTGTCTTTGTCGCGGCCGTAAGTGCAGCGGCGGCATCGTCTACGGCTGACTTGTCGGGTTTTTGCGTTACCTGAACCTGAAGTTTTGGCTCTGGCTTTGGAGTCTCTTCTGCGAGATCGGGATTGTCCGTCACATCAACAGTGACTTCTCCGTCATCGTCTACTTCGATTTCTGCGTCTTTATCGGACATATTTTTTCCTTACCAAACAACATCAGGGCTGGGGATACGCATACGGAGGTGCATGTCCTCGACCATGCGGCAGAGAACACCACGGACTTTGATTTTTCTGCCATCGCTCACAAACATGGCGCACCAATCTCCGACATTCACATCCATTCCCTTGAAATCGTAGTTTTCATCAGAGACAAAGGCGTGCGGCCCCTTCTTCAGGACAAGACCGGCCTTCCCTTGGTGCTCTGATTCTTTTCTCGTCTGGTCTGGAACGTACAGTCCTGAGGCCATCTGTTCTGGCTGTTCGTAGACTCCAAGCAAGACCCAGTTTCCGAACAATTCGATGTCGCTCAAATCACCAATCTGATCCAGAATCTGCTTCTTCGGATCGACCGTATGCTTCATGAGCATGTTAGGCTTCTTCAATGCACTCATTGATTTCCTCTTTTGTTTCAACACGAACCACTTTTATGCCAGCCTTCATGGCCTGACGTACGCAATCAGCGGTGCCATTCCCGCCCTTACAAGCTATAACCATGTCTGGTTTGTAATTATTGACCATGACCCCATTCCTGATGGGTCCGGCCGCACGTCCGTGCTCGCCCCATTGCGCTGGAACGACTACAACGGTCACATGCCTGTGTGTTTTTGCCCACTGCCCGGCAAGATTGTCAGCGCCACGCGCTCCGCCGTGTATGAGGCAGTCAATTGGCGTTCTTAGATGAATCTCGTTTAAGACTGAAAACAATAAATTACGATTATCGTAATCACGCCCACCGCATACAAGCACTCTCAAATCTGTTCGTCATCCTTCTTTGCATCACCGTAGCGAGCTTTCTCGATTTCGGAACACCAATCAAGCACATTACCTAGAGCTTGGAGATATCCAACCTCTTGACGGTATGTCTCGTAGTCTCCGCAGACTCCAGATGAAATCCCCGACATACGGTCGTCTATTTTTTCGGTGATGATTCGGTATAGCTGGCGGTGAAACGGGTCGTTAATATCAGAAGCCATTATTTCCCCAATTTGTTCAGAAGTCCGAAATCGACGTTCTTTGGGCTGTAGCCATATCCGCCGCGCTTGGCCGCCTCCGCATTGGCGGCCTGAGCCTCAATAGCCCTTGACGGGTCCGGAGACGGCAGTTGCACTACGCCGCCAGAGTCATAAGCCAGCCTATCCGCCTTCTCACTCGGTAACTCGTGATGGGCCGCTCTCTTCCCAACCATGGAGTTAAGTTTGGCCTCTCGGGAAGCCTTCATTTCACCGTAGACGGGGTGAGTCATGTTCTTGTCCTTACCACGATAGATGGTACCAGTGAGATGCCGCTATCAGCCCGGCCACACTCAGACCGATAATCAACGGAGGCCACGAGTTAATACCTTCCTGACTTGGTGCGTCACTAATCATGTCGGCGCCGATAATAAGCACGACGTATGCCATTGTACCGAGAGCAACAAGCCCAGCTACAATCAATGCCATTAGACGGCCTGCGGCTTCATGTGTGCGTTCTTGCCGTACAGCTTGATCTTCTCCAAGCGTCCAGGCCCCGAAAGAGCCCCGGCATGCATATCAACCTTACCGCCCATAGCACGGGCGGGAGTTAGGCCCTCTTCCTTGAGGGTCTTCTTGATTAACTCCTTGTCTTCCTTTTCGTCGGAGTGGACTGCACCACCCTTGGCCTTCCTCGGAATGGCTCGCCCATCCACCTGTTCTTTGTCTGATGGTGAGTAAGGGCCTCCCGTCTTACCGGCGCCAGGAACTGGAGGCCTAAGAACCATATTGTCATCAACCGTACCGCCGTCTGCACGGTTTACACGGCCGCCCTTCTTGTACGTACGGCCGCCACCGGCACGGAGCCCCGGCATACCGCCACCGGGAGGCATTGGGCCGGGCGGCATACCACCGGCCATAGGAGGGGGACCCATCGGCGGTCGTGGCGTCGGCATGACAGGAGGAGGGGTTGGGCCGGCTGCCGGTCCACCGATGGGAAGGGGAGATGGTCCGCCTGCGGCAGCGCCGCCCTGAGGGGCCACAATGACGTTAACATGAGTCGAAGGCTTGTGCTTCGTCCGACCGCCACGGGCGCGATTTACCGCACCTCCGGTAGCGTACGTCGGAATAGGATTGGTCAGGGCCGTCTTGTTCTTGCGAGAAGACCGGTCTGCGCGGGCCTTCGGAGCGCTGCCATTGTCACCGAACCCTGCGGACTCCTGCGGGCCGTTCTGGGTGTACTTGTCGGTTGAACCGGCAATATTGGCCGATGGATCTGCGGCGCCATAGTCCCTAGTCATGCGGTGGAGCTTGTCGCTCATCATGCCCGCAGCGCTAGACTTCATCGGATGTGCCATGTTACTTCCCTTTCGACGCGGAAGGCTTAGGTTTCGCCTTCTCCAACGCTATCGCGTGTGCCCTGTCTAGTTCTGCCTGATTGGCATCGTGATGATGACCTAAGGCAGTCGTGAATAAATCTTGCCGGCGACCGGCTATACCCTGTACGGCGTCATGCTGGCGCTGCAACTCATTCTGCCGCGCCTCATGATGATGTCCCAACCCTAGTTTGATAGCATCCGCGCGATTTGACAATGCCTTCATGCGGAACTGGTGTACCCGATCCGCCTGACGGTTTTGTTGGTCCGCCGCAAGGGCTTGGTTCTCTTGCTGCTGATTCGAGTTATGGATGACCATTTCCCTCGCAAGACCGAGTTTAGCTACAGACTCCTCTGATTGGAGCTTCTGCTGCTGATATGCGAGGGTTTGTCCAGCCAAGGCTGTCTTGGCTTGAGCCTCTTGCGCTTTGGTCTGGCTATCCTGAATCTTGGCCTGAGCATTTAGAAGGTCAGCCTGAGCGCTCATTGTCTCTGGATTTGGCGGAGCAGAGCCAGGAGGTGGCGGAGGCAGGAACAGAGTCTCGGCGTCATCGAATCCGAGAGTGTGCATGGCGATAAGATCGACCTTGTTCTGGTCAATCTGTGGATTTCCCTGTTGAATCTGCTTCAAGGCCGTGATTTTGAGGTATCTTTCGGTCTGCGAAGCAGTATTCGGATCCGCCTTAGGAACCAACTCACAGTCGTTGAGAGCCGCAATAAACATGGCGTTTTGGCGGTCTTGGGCGGATTCCTCGGCCTGGACAGCGGGAAGTTGTCCCATCTGGAGAGTCAGAGCCTTGAGTACTTTACTCTTCTTGTTGTGCCTCCAAAGAGCGGAGGGATCCTCAGTCAAGAGTTCCTTCAGCATAGCGAATTCCTGCCCTTGGGCCGTGTGCAGTCTCTTATGGACCGCGCTCATGAGCTTTGTGGCTTGCTCGATAAGGGCCAGAGTCGTGCCCACAGGGGCGTCTTGCTTCCCCTCACCAATCTGGAGTTCTGCCGTTCCTCCCACCCTCTGAGCGGTCGTAGAGATGTTATCAATCAACTGAATGAATACCGGGGACGGATCCTTGTACGGAAGCGGCATAACCGAGGCACGGATATCGTTCCCTACGGTATCAATCGGCATTCCACCGCCCGGAGGAATTCTGAATTGATTCGTCAACTGCTTGGCGAGAGACTTAAGGTAGAGGAATCCTGGGAAGTTCGCGAACATTCCCGCGTCAATCATCAGCCTCCATGCCGCAGTAACCGCCTTAGTCGCATTACCAAGAATATTAAGAAGACCAATGCCGTAAAAACCAAGGCCAGGAACGAATATATAGGCAACAATGCGATTGCGCGGCATGCAGAGATCATCCTCTTCACGCCAGTTCCGTCTGATTTCAAGAATCTTTCTTGCCTCTTTATCAATTGTGACTTTATATGGGAGAGGCAGTCCCGTAGGTTTCTTATCTTTGTCTTCGTGCTCAAAGCCCGGAACCTCGATTTCACAGTAGCACTCGTAGAGTTCTCTGTCTTGATCCGAAGGCTCAATGTACGTCGCAGGAGCAATTCCCTGCACTTGGTCGATTTTCTCCTCGATTGGATTCTTAACCGCTGGCATCCCCTGTAGAGGTAGATTAACGTCACGGTAGGCCCCGACCATTTGCATCCTCTTGAGGACGCTCGGCCGCATCATGATTCTGTGTGTAACCCTACCGGCACCATCGATATCCGTTGCAGCGTTTGAAACGATAAGGTCCTTGGCATCAATAGAGGCTATTACCGGCCTTCTTTTAATCGGACAGTGATACCCCTTCTTGAAGCCTATCCCGGAGAATCCCAGCATGAGAAGGAGTCTATCGGTGTCCGGATAGTATTCCTTCGCCACCGACGTTAAATAATGGTTCAAGTCTTTCTCAAGGGCCATCGCCAGAATCGTGGCTTGTTCGTCGCCTTCGCCGTCGTTCTTGACTTTAACGGGTCCATCCGCAGGCAGAAGCTCGCCACGGGCGTTAGCCTGGAACCTGAGGGTCGCCTCCAATAGAAGTGGATGGTCAACTGTAGACACTCCCTCGGCCGGGGCCGCGCCCGTCGCGGCAGCCCCTCTTGGTGTCTTAATCTCCAGTCCAAGCAACGAAATACCGTTGCTCATGTTCTGGAGCCAAGCGCTTCGGCTCTGGTCGTCCTGCTCTATGGCTAGGAGGAGTCTTTCGGAAATAGCACCGAGTTCTGATTCGCTCAGGTGCTCCGCGAGGTTGTCCTCGAACTCGCTTTCCGTCCGCGCAGTTTGCGGAGGTCCGATTGTAACCTCAACGTCACCGTTAGCTAACTTAACCGATGTAGTACCGCTGTTCGGGTCGAACTCAGGCGCAACGTCTTCCTCGTCAGTGATAACCGTAACGTCTCCAGAATCCACCGGAGTGGGATCGTCTGGGACCCGGTAATTATGTGAGCTTAAAGGATAGACGTTGGAGATGTTAGTTCACCTTAGTGTGCCTGTGCGCTCCTTTGATATGCACATTTATATGCTTACCCACTGATTCGCCGGCCCTTATCACACTAAGTAGGGCTTGGTATTTGTCCGGCGTAACGTCGTGATACTGATATGACCCACCGTGCTTGAATTTTGTTTCGAGCACCTTCAATTCGGGGTCGTACGCAATACTTTCGACATTACTGCTGGTGACGGGGATGTGATTCATGCCGCGACCGTCCGCAGCGCCGCCTCTTCCCCCGGATCCAATTCAACATAACATGAATGGTCCTTGAGGGGAAGCCTCATTATTTCTTCGCCGTTGTTACGGACCGTGCAATCATGCAATCCGTACAACAATATTGCAGCGCAGAAACCAGTCTCATGACCTTCACTGAATGCATCCATTACTTCAACTACCTCATCCATTCATCGTTGCCCTAACAATCGGAGAAACCTTCGGAGGCGTCTCAATCTCCTTCAGAAGTCTACTCGCGAGAGAATGCGCCCCAATGAACAAATCCCCCCTCTGCATCCCGGCATAGTTCAGTCCAAACCCACCCTGCGGCGGAGATGCTACAATCGCAACCGACGTGATTCGACCGGACTTCGCCTCAGCAAGAAACGCCTCAAGCAACTGTACGGCCGGATTCGGTAGAGATAACTGAGGTATAGGTGATGCTGATCCATTCATCATGCTAACCCTTATTCGTTGACTGTTGCATTCTCGGTATCCTCGACTCGATTCGACGACATTATAGCAGACTTCGGAAATACATTCAGTACCCCAGGCACCTTGTATGCCTCCGTCTCGGCGTCAATCTGAGAGGTCGCCTTCACCTCGACCCAGTCCTCGATCTTGCGGTAGACTCGGACGCGATAGAGGCATGGTCTCAATGCAGCACCCCATAGCTCTCCGCCACGCTCTCCTGCCGGCGGAAGTTCATCATGTCGTCTTCCATCGCGGCTGACATCTCGTCGCCACGCATGATGAGTCCAGACTCACGAAGCCACGATATCGCCATGCTAGCCGTATCCACCAGGTCGTCGTGGTCTGATTTCGGGAACGATTGGCACTGCGTCAAAACCATTTCCGCCCACCTTGTGTCAGGTGCCCATATCGTCCCATCAGCGAACAGCGGCTCTACAGACCACGCCCTAGATACCTTATCACCAGTTGGATCAATTAGCTCTACACCCCAGTTTTCTCTCGCATACAAACGGTTAATTTCCTGGGCAACGTCGCGGCCGCGCGTCTTGTTTTCAATTAGGAGGCGCTGTACCTTATACTTCTTGCAGGTATTCGCCACCCACTCGATAAGTCCCCAACTCTGCTGCTTGCGCTGCTCGAAATTTACCTTAGCCTCTCCCTGAATATATTCAACTGGAATGCCGTGCAGCGGTAGTCTTTTATTCCACGCGAACATCAGCATAAGGCGGCGATTTTTTGCTCTATCTATCCAGACACCCCACACCGTAAGAGCGTTGAAGTCGTTCTCTTGTTTCTCGCCGTACGAAGTGTCGAGGCTTGCGAGAATCAATTCCATGTGAGGAAACTCTTTGCGCTCCGCATTCCATACTAGCCCGTATCTTTCGGCCTCCTCGTGGTCCCAAAGACGCCAGTATTCGCGCTTAAGAATACCGCCGCCCTTCGGTGTCGGGCATTGCTGAAGACGGCCGCTGGACATATACGGTCCAAGGGCCTCTTCTAGCTTTTCAACTTCCCGCTCCCCGAACCGCTCCGGCCACATGAGTTCTCCCTCAAATGTGCGAGGGTCTTCCCATGGATCCGGATTATCATACTGAGGCAGTCTTACAGTAACGCAGTGTCGCGTATCATCATATCGCATCGGCAACATAAGATGCGTCCAGCGCTCATCGCTATCTAGAATTACGCCAGATAGATCGCCTTCGTGAAGTCGCTGCATCACCACTACAATGGAGCTTTTCTTTGGGTCGTTCAAGCGAGTGGAGTGAAGTTCCTTCCACCAGTTCTTAACCCGCTCGCGGTCAGATTCTGTTTCAACGGCCTCTGTGTTGTGTGGATCATCTATAACTAAAATATCGCCACCGATACCGAGCAACGTTCCCCCCACGGAGGTTGCAATCCTCGAACCTCCCGCAGTCGTATCAAATTGTTGCTTAGAGTTCTGGTCCCACCTAAGCTCTACCTTTTCGCCCCATCTCTGCTGATACCAAGGGCTCTGAATCAGCCTGCGGTTCTTATTTGAATTCTGAAGAGCAAGGTCGTGATTATAACTTCCGCACAAGAAACGAACCTGCGGCCCGCTCCAGTACGATATATTCGAGCGCGCCCAAGTCCAAGCCGGCCACGAAATGGATGTAATGTTAGTTTTTCCCGTACGAGGGCTGATATTTATCAGCAATCTAGGGATGTGCCCTAGAGTTACGCCCTCCAAATGGTCGCAAAGGGCATCGACGGCCCAAGATTTTTTGTATTCCGAACTATCAATCGTAGACCAAGCGCCGCGAACGAAACTTGTTAGGCTATCCTCGTATCTCTCTTGCTCTACGCGCTTGGTTAACTCTGCAATCTTTCCTTTGAGATCTAGAAGTTCTTGTTGGTTCAAATCGTCTTCGCCGCCTTCTTAATCTCACCGAACGACTCGCCGCGAGTTACGGCTCCTGCCATGCCACGGAGAAACTGGATTTCGGCAATGGCGCGCTCAGCGATATCGGCAATTTGGTGTCCCCATTCATTTATCCTCATGGCGCCAATTGGGTCTCCGGCCGCAAGGTTCCGCAATTCCTCGACAATGTCGTTACCGTCGTCTACTTTCAAAGCCATCGGTATATCTCCGTCGCCAGAAACAGAAACGCCATCACGATCACGACGAACTGCACCGGTCCAATTTTCCACCCTTCGGTAACGTGGTCGTCCAGCCATGCGATAATCCGGTCCATTTCTTCCTCATCGAACCCCTCTTGCACGCTCTTTCATCTCATTCGTCAGTCGGTATCCTAGATGTGGTACGGTCGTTATCTCGATTCCGTACGGCTTTAGTTTACTTCTCATGCGGTAGATTGCTACTGCCTCGGCGTTATCCGTAACTGCGTCGTCTTGGGTCGTGGCCATGAGAAGTTGCATCGAGTCCCTTCTGAGGACTGGAATATTCATCATCGCTGCGAAGATTCCGCACTCGGTCCCGCAGAGGCCGAACTTGACCCACTCGCTCTCTCCGGCCTTAAGAGTGTCCTCAAGCTGGCGGACTCGCTCCTGTAGGATTTCAAGCTGCATGTTGAATAAGCTTGTTCCTACCACGAGCGGTCGATTCTACGGCGAAACCCGCCGGATCGGGTGACCACTCAATCTCGTTCTTGCCGCCCCACAGAATTCCTTTGCAGAGTTGCCCTATTACTATCGCGCCTTTGCACATGAGTCGGTCAATTTCTGGGTGGTCAAGTCGATAGTCTGGAGTAATAATTTGGGAATTTCCTACATCTTCGTTCTTAATTAGGTCCACGAGAAATGCACGCTCATAAGCCTCCAGAGGCTCGTCCCACTTCACGAGAGTATCCGCCGTCCCCCTTGTGGCATTTCGCATCGCCGCCGCGAGTCGGTCGTGCGCCTCGGTGAAATTCAGGTACGGCCGAACAAACGGGTCGGTCTTACGTGATTGGAGTGCGCCTTCGATGGTCTTTAGGACGCCAGAAGTGTAGACCAGAGTTTCGAGGTCGGCCAGATCGACAGTTACCTCAGTCATCGGTTCTATCCCTCTTATTCTCTCTCACTGGCGGCAGACGATAGTAAACCGTGGTCGCCCCATGCCATACTGTACCCTTAGCCGCGTTCCTGCGGGCGGCGCGATACGTCCACGCCGGCTTCGGAGTGCCTTTGACCGATTTGTAGTCGTAGGTTATTTCAGTGGAGGATAAAGATTTGGTCATGAAGTAGCCATATGCACTGTAAGATTAGATGAGAATCCAGCAGCATTTTTATGGCCACCTCCGCCAAACTGGCGGGCAATCTCACTCACGTCAAAATCCCCTCGTGACCTGAGAGAATACTTATAGTTGCGGCATCCATCCTCGAAATAACATGCTCCAAAATCAGCCCTGTCACACAGTTCCCCGGCAACTTCGCTAGCGGCGAAATATGGAGCATTGCTTATCCAGCATTTCTGTCCGCCAATAAGTGCCGGGTATGCACTATCCTTGAACTCATCTACGCGACGGCGGTAATAGCGCTGTATCGCAGCGCCCTCATCAATAAGTCCATTAACACCACGCTCAACAAGTTCGTCCCACACATCAAAATCTTGAGGATAAGACCTAAGCGCTATAGTAAACTCATCCACAAAAGGAAGTTGTTTGCGCCACAAGTCCCGATCTTGCAGATAATTGATAAATTCTGGACGAATACCACCATTAAAGTAATCCCATGCCAGAGCCGATCCGCTTCGGTCCATATCGAATAGGGCGACCATGGCGGCGCCTTTAGGTAGGTGCGTTGCCCCAATCCAAGACCGCCAGATAGCCGGAGGCTTCGGCAGGTCCGATAAATCTTCTTGTGCCGTCTTGTGGTGGTCTAGAATCAATATCGAATTGGCTATTTTAGCCATTTCATCAAGAACTGGACGCTTATAACTAAAATCTACAAAGACAACGTCCCTGCCTTCAGTCGGAGGGGGATCCTTCTGGTATACTCCTGGATAGAACTCTACGCTCTCGCCAAGAGCCGCGCGAACTGCCCAAGCGGCCCCGAAACCATCATCACAACCACCATGGTAGATGCATAGCGTCTTCATTCTATACCTCATTCGGTATCAGGGGATGATCTTGATGTTCACTGCCTGCGGTTGCTTATTCGGTACCGGCTCCAAGTCAAAGGATAGTTTTGTGCCGGGTGGAGGGGCTTCGGTGAACTTTGACTTCTTGAGGGAATTGATATGAATGAACACATCTGGTTTCCCTTCACGAGAGATAAACCCGTACCCTTTGGAATCCGGCCCGCTCAAAAAGAACTTCAGAACTCCAGAATCAGACGGCAACTTAACTTCTTCACTCATGCTTTTCTCTGTTGTGATTTCATAATCGGAAAAATATTGCTGCGGTACGGTTCGATTCGCGCGCTTATCGACACTTGACCATCTCACTCAGTTAGCCTGATTCGGATATACCAACGTATTACCCTGCCACGTAGGCCCGATTATTGCTGACCCAAGTGAGTGCCCCGGCACCATAACGCAGATCCCGTCAACCTTGTGCTGTTGCTGAATGATAACCCGGCGCCCCTCGCACGCCTCCCTGGTTGGGTGGCCGCTCGCGACTATCGACCCGGCGACGACTCCGACATAAAGCCATTCCATCCTTATTCCTCCATCCCCGAGAATGCCTTGTAAGCCTCGATCCGCATCGAGTCCGGCATCGAATCGAACTGATCCCGGTGAACGTTCAGAGTAATCTTCACCCCGACCGGCAGGTTATCATCGTTCACCATTCGCTCGTAGGATGTCCCGTGAATTGGGTATGTTACCTCGGTGACGGGCTCACAGGTGGCTGATAGAGTGTCTACCTGCCATAGGGTCCCAGCCCCATCCACGATGACAAAAACCTCATCGCTAATGGTTAAGCCCTTGCATGTCGGCATTGGCGCGAATTTCCTCGGAGACGTATCATTCATTCTGTATGCCTTCCTATTGACGTGAATTCATCCGCAGTGTAGTCATAGTGGCACGTATTACCCCCTAATGCAAGCCCCAAGGAACCTATATGAACGCTATCGAGGCCCTCGCAAAATGCGGACACGCCATGTTCGGCCGAGAATGGCTCAGGAAAACCGCAGGTTTAGTCGGTATGAGCGCCACAACTTTCAGCAAGTGGAAAAACGGCTCCATCAAGAGCTTCGATTCGAATCACTCGATATTCCCGGTCCTGTCCTACCATATGAGGCAGAAGGCCACGAATCTTATGGATACGGCAGCCGAAATTGATATGTGGAGTAAGTTATGCGCTCCAAGTACCCAGACCGTGACGCCGACATCATCCGCCGATTCGTCGCCGGAGAGGGAACCAAGCGAATAGCACACCTGTACGGGATAACCCGTGAGAGAGTTTACCAATTGGTTAAAGAGCGCACGGGACTGACACGACGTAAACTACGGATACAGGGGAATTTCGATGCCGGTAGAACTTAGACATATGCGGGAGTTAATGCTTCCTGGCCTGAGAAATGCGGCGCTTTGTCGGTCCTTTTCATACACCAAAGAATTCTATGCGGCGGAAGCATTCAACTCAGCATATGAGTCGGCACCGATCCTCCCAACCGTCAGTCTCCCAGTCGCCGTCGCAATGGGTGCCGCCGCTGTCCTCATCAATAACCCTGAGGTGACACGGCGAAACCTGTTCAATAGGGTGCTGAACATATGACCGATTTCTCAGGGTGGATGATATCAAACCAGAACGGAACACGCCACGTCGTTCCAATAAACGACCTCAAGCCCCATAAGGTAGAATCGTGCTGGTGTAACCCAACAGATGATGAAGGACTCATAATCCACAATTCAATGGATTTGAGAGAGAAATTCGAGACTGGAGATAGAGTTCCGTCATGACCTTTCCGCGAACTCCAGGCGACTTAGTCTGTGACGCATTCAGAACGGCAGTAGAATCAGAGGGCCTATCACGAGTCGAAGTCGGCGCCGCCCTCGCAACACTCTTGGCTGGATTCATAACCGTCCACGCCACAGAGGATCAGGTGGACGCCATCATGGAAATTATAACGGATACGGTGAAGGTACAACTCGCAGAGCACCGGAAGTTACTAGACTCTATGCCGGCAGAGGAAAAACGGAAGTCGCCGTTCGAGTAATGTGCTATATTTACTGCGCAGTGAATAACGATGATTCGTTGTCTGTTTTCACCTTCCGCTTAGATACCTTGGGCTGCGGTGGCAAGTCATCCGGCTGCCTCTCGGGAACCAATCGACTAGGCATCTGCCGCCGATACCTCCATGCCATCAATTGCATATAATGCCGCTGACGGTCAGATAGCTCCTTGTCAGGATCGTTCTCGGCAAGAAACAGAATATCACGCGCAAACCGCTTCTGACTCGTGCCGGGAGGATACGAACACGACCCGAGAGCCTTGGCTAACTCAATCTCGGC